CTATTGTGGTTTTTTAGGAAACACAGCATTAATGTCTGACACATCAACACGAGTAACTAAAATGCGGTATTTTTTCCACTGTTTTAGCTGCGCTTCTTCGTCTGCTTCTTGCATATCAAGATCAATAATATCTTGAAGTACAGCTATTTTTTCGTTAGCTTCATTGATTAATGAGTTTTTTAAATTTTGATTGTTTTTGATGAGATGTTCATTTTTTGCATCTTCATCTAATACCCATTTTTTGCCGTTCCACATGCAAAATTCGAAGGGTACAAGTAGTGTAAACTCTTCTTTAATCTTACCAAAATAATCAACCGTACTTGATTCTTTCGTATTAATGTTATATACCGTTTTGTTTCTGTTATCTTCGATTAAAATCCATGCGCCATTTTGCTCGCATGGCCAATAATCATCTTTAAATTTCGGAGCGATACGCAACGCATTATCGGGCGGTAATGTATCATCATTTGCTTCTAACTCATGAGTGAATGGTCTTAGTTCATTTGTGTTATCAAAATAATAATTAATCATAAATTTTCCTATTTTTGTTCACCTACTGACAGGTAGGTTCTGTGGAGAATGACGCAATGCGTAACATTAGAGGCGCATTGCCAAACGGCCCCAGTCGTGCTTTTCTTGGGCACGAAAATATTAACGTTGGTGAGCGAGACGGGGCGATATCAGTATCGGGCATGGGTGATGACTATTTACAAATCGGTAATCGCAGGGTTCGCTGGGCATTTTTTGATTTTGATGCGTCACGAGTTGTTCCTACGGCAAATGAAAACCGACCTATCAATATTGGGCTCACGCCTACTATTTATTTGGGGGTTTAAACGCCTAGATATATCGTCGGCGTCATGCCGATGTTGATTGATCTGTTCTCGTTTGCAGTTGGCACAACATTAGATGCTCTAAAATCATAACCCCAAGCATGCCAATCTTTTTTAGGTTGAAATGCACCGTTTTCTGGATAAATAGCGCGCGTTCCAAAAAAAGCACCTCTTGCATAATTTGAATGATTATCTACAACACCGGTATCAAAATGACCCCAAATATCGCGAATTGCATCACCTTCAACACTACCTGCCTGTCGAGTAGTTCCATCGACTGCACGCTCAAAATAACCGCGTCCATCGTGTGCAAACGCCGTTGGCACGTTAATATATTGTTTACCGTTAATTGTTTTTATTGTGATGTTGTGGTCTCTTTTGTAGTTAGCAGATAAACTATTTAAAGCTCGTCCTTGTGGAGAATCGAGTAAGTAGTTGTCGCCATTTCTAAAATACCACCCGAAGGGAAGCTCATCGCGTCTGAATGGCATTAATCGTTGGTCGCCGACCATGTCTTTTACAACTATATGATTGCCAATATTGTAGATGGGTGAACCATTAACGACAGATTTTACCGCAGGAACAGAGCCGACATCATCAGCAGTTGGTTTATTATTCGGCGAGTAAACACGTTGGTCTTGTTCAGTTAGAATTTTTACATCTAACGCCCCGTCTATTGACTGGCTTTCTTCATCTGTTTTCTTGATGAGGTTTGTAGTATCAATGCTAGAAGCCCAATTTTTAGCGTCATCTGCTGATTTTTTAGCATTTTGTTCAGATGTTTTAGCGTTGTTTTCAGACGCTTTAGCAGCATTTGCGCTATTACTAGATTGTTGAGCTGAGTTACTTGACTCTGTAGCTGATGAACACGCACTATCGGCGCTGTTTTTTGCTGAATCTGAATATGATTTAGCTGATGTGCTCGCATTATTTGCTATTGTTGCTGATTCACTTGCTGATTGTGCTGAGCTACGTGCATTAGCGACCAAGTTTTCAACTGAATTTGCTATATTTTTTGCATTAGTTTCGCTTGTCTTTGCGTTATTTGCGCTAACTTTTGCATTCGTTTCAGATGTTTTGCTATTCCGCTCTGAATCTGCTGCTTTTTCAGCAGATTTATTGGCATGATTACGAGCATCAATAACTTGTTGTAGTATTGCTGGTGTAATTTCACTTTCGGACGGATTAAGTAAAAAATCATTTAATGATCCGTCAGCTGAGTCAGAAAACACTTGAATAGCGCCAAGTCTCTTTGGTGGAAACCCGTTTATAATTAGTTTTACTTCATAATCACACGGCAATACGTTCATCGTGTAACTGCCGTTATTTGTCACTTGAAACGCTTGTGTTTGTGTTAGTACTTTGCTTGTTGTTTTTTTTGCGTACAACTCGATAGTACAGTTGTTGATAACATTGCCTGCGCCATCAGTTAAAACGCCTGATATTTTGGCCATAATTTTCTCCAGATAATAAAAAACCGCTACGAGAGCGGTCGGTTTGTTTTAAAGGTCAATATTGTGATGAACCCTGGTATGCCAGCTTGTTTATATTTGTCTGTTTGCGTGCTAACAGACACTTTAGCATTCGGTGGTATTGTTACTGAAACGGTTTCGCTAGCGGTTAGATTTACTTGTGAAGTTTCTATTTTTCTTACGATGATATTTGAATTTACATTATTTCTGATGATAATATCAAGTCTACCATAGTCCCAAAAATTGGGGGTTGAATGCTCATCACCCCAACTTTCACCCTTGTGTCCGACAGCGACCAGTGTTACAGGCAGAATAACCAAATCTCTCCAAAACGGTTCTGGCCAAATAGTCACAGATCCGTTTTTTGCGCACGTGTACATTTTTACAATGTCGCCAACAATTTGCATTGCTGTCAATTTTCCTTTAATCTGACAATTCTCATTAATCACAACATTGTTTAATTGCCCTGAGTTAGCGTAAATATTGCCTGAGATATTAGCTCGTCTTGCGTTTAGCGTGCCGTCCTCCCAGAGTTCAAAAGCAGGCGGATTTCCAGAACTGATAACACTTCCCGCAACCATTTTACCGCCAGTTATTAATGGCGCTCTGATTTCAGTGCCAGCAATTAATCTATCACCTCGCATTGTGCCTGTTGCGATTAAATCACCGTCTAAAAACATAGCAGGCTCAACCCATTGTGCGCCGTTGTACATTCTTGCTTCAGAGTGTGCTACTTTGCCTGCACCGTCTAATGAATAAACGATTAGCGTAGTGTCTCTCGCCGGATAAAACCCAAATTCACGATAAAACATCAATGTAGCTTCATCATTATTAGTCGGGAATTTACCGTCCTGTGTTTGAATTCTAAATAACCCACCTGCACCATTTTCTGCAATTAACGTTTTGGTGTTAGCGATGAACATTTCTGAACGACCAACTACGTTAACTGCATTCACGCCGTACCAGTACTCGGTGTCAGGCTGACAATCAACATCAGTTAACGTCATTGCTCGGCCAAGATAATGAGCTTTTGCTTCAACTTCTGCCTTTGTTGTGCCTTTGTAGAATTCGAATTGTGTACCCAAACTCGATACGGAAGTCATAACAGGGCGTATAGCCACATTAAAACTACTTGGCGTGAGTACCAAGCCCGATGGTTTAGCTGGCGGCAGAATCGAAAAAGCAATCGTGGTTTCATCGCCCAATCGTCCGTCTTCTGCTACTCCTCGCACGGTCGCATTGAATTTACCTTGTTGTAGGTCCGATAGATAATACTCAGTATCATTAACCGTTTCTCTGCTAATCAATTTATCATCACGATACACTTTCACTTCAAACTTCAAGTTTTGAATCGTGCGAGGTGTGGACCATGATAATCGCGCTTGATATAAATCAGATTCTGGGATTATTTCAGCTTGTAGTTGCTCAACAGGCGGAATTGACCAGCCGAAAATTGTATTACTCTCAGCTTCGAATTTAGCCCCGTTATCAACAATCGCCTCTTTTTGTGGTTCATGTTGTAGCGCGGTGATTGAGTAAGTGCCGTCGCTATTTTCTGCTATCGTTATAGCTTTAAATAATCGTGGCTTGATTTTATTGTCATATAGCCCCCAAACAGAATATTCATCAACACTAACGCTATTCACCAAAACAATTTGATTGGGTTTAATTTGTGCTTGGATTTTGACTTTTTGTAGCTGCATATTTGTATCAGTCACACTTAAATACGCACTTTTCATGCTTTTAATGTCAATATCGCGGTCTAACGTAATCGTGCTACCATTTGCTTCTAAAATTCGTCCGCCGATTGTAGTGCCTGAAAAATCGTTATCGGCAATACCGATAATATCGCCAGGTAAATGGCGAATACCTTCACGGCCAACGCTAAACGTAACCGTTTGTGTTTCAAGTTTTTCAGTTTGAATTAACCATTTACCAACTCGATGAGCCTGCCCTCTCGACGTACAACCAAACGCATCGATTTGTGCAACATTTAAACCAAATCGCTTAATTAGTTCATCGTCAGCAACATACTCAGTCGTTGTCTCCCAGTTATTATTCGGGTCAACATAGCGAATATGCACTGCTGTATGACGTGATTTTTGCGCTGCTGATGTGTAGTTGAACTGCCCCTCCACGACATTGGCATTTGCATAAATAGCGACTGGGTCACTTGGTCTGTCCATCACCGCAGTGTACTGCGTACCGTCCCAAATTGGCATGGCTCGGAAGATTGAGCACAGGTCGTGAATAACATCGTACGCCTGCCGTTGCTCAGTAATGTAGCAATTACAAGTAAATCTTGGCTCTTTACCACCAAAACCATCATCGACTAGTTGGTCACAGTATTGAGCAATCGTGTATAACGCAAATTTATCAACACCAAATTGACCAATTCGATTCCCCATGCCGTAGCGTGTATTGGTCAAAATATCGTAAAATATCCACGCCGGATTATTGGTCCAAGCAAGCTTGAAATTCCCTGACCAAAAGCCCTTATACTCTCTCGTTTCGGGGGTGTAGTTATCAGGCACTTTAACTATCATCCCTTTAATGAGATAGTTACGACGAGGCACACCACTAAACTGCGATGAATCGAATTTTAGTCCAACCACTGCGGTATTCGGGTATGAAAATTTAGTATCGTAGATTTCAGTGTACGAACTCCATAATGTATTATTGACTAACAGTGATGATGTGCTATCTGGTGTTCTTCGCAATACCCGAATATTAAACGGTTTGGGTGGTAAATCATCTAGAACAACCGAAGTTAAATACTGTGAGCGTGTTTTTTTATCGATTAAATCTACCGTTTTTACCGTTTTCCAGATACTACCCACACCGATTTGAATTTCCATTGATACTGAGGTTCTGTTGATATTACCTTTGTTATCAGTTGAGCTTAACGACTGCACACCAACCGTGACACGTACCCTGTCAATGTTTGGGTCGGTAATGGTTCTCACAATCGGCGTTGTTGCTTTCACTTCCAAATTAACAGGCACTTCGTTTTCAGTAGCAGGAAAGCCCTCAAGCGGCGCTTGTGACTGAATACCTGACGTCCATTCAACATTAACGCCGTTAAAATTATACGAACCGTCGAACGCCTGAATTGGTGTGTCGTTTAAAAATACGCTTTGTAGTCCGTTTACAGGCCCCTCAATTTGCCCTTCACACAGTAAATCAATAATACTAAGCTGTTGATGTGACTTGAGATTGTCACGAGCTTCGCTAGGCGTTTTCGCCTTTTTTGAACCTTTACCCATGTAATTTTGGCTCCTTAATAGCAATATTGTTACCATCTTGTTTTGGTGGGAAAAATGGCGGTTTATCTGAATCTATCGTGTCGTCTAATGTTTCAAGCCCTTGTGACAGTACTTTAGAGCCGATTTTGGTTAATCCGTAACAAAGCGGTACAGGCGCACCTTGCGCTATCGTGTTGTCCAGATTAGAAAAATAGGTGTTTTTATTCGTGCCACCGTCTGCTGATTTGTCCGTTTTTGGCAATTTGGTTAGCATCATGGCTACACCGCCAATCATTAAGCCCAAGCCTGCTGCCATTAATGGATAACCTGCAGGTGTCCAATACAAGAAAGCCCCAACAACAAACATCACCGCGCCAGCGATAAAGCTAAATGCCCCACCTTTTGCACCCTCGGTTTTTGGTACAATATGAATAACGGCATTTTGTGGGATTCGGCTGTGTAGACCAAACTGTAAATTGTCCTCGTTCATATCTACGCCGTTAATTCGCACCCGAAAATAGCCGTCCATGATTTGCTTTTTCAAGCCTTTAATTTGACAATATAAGCCATTCATCGCCTCCGCTGCTGTTTCAACGCTCATATTGAACTTATCGCCATATTGTTTAAGATTGCCGTAAAACCTGACAATTGCCATTGTTTGTGCCTCCAAATTGAATGTGTGTACTTAAGCCAAAACCCGTCGTATAAATCCCGTTTAGAGAGACGATTTGGGCAGTGATGTAAGATAAATTGATTGCCGATATAAATAGCTGCGTGATTGGGCGTTGTTGAGCCAAGACAAACTAAGATAACATCGCCCTCTTGGACATCATCCACTTGTTCAAACTCGTTTTTAGGTAACAAATCTAAATAGAGATTTTGCCCTTTATGCCACCAGTCATCTTGCCGTTCATAATCAGGTAAATCGATACCTGCTAACATGTACGCATCTCGTACTAGTGTTAAACAATCGGTCTCACCGTGATTAAATTCACGACCCAGTAACGGTTTGATATACCTAAATTTGTGAATTTTGTTATCACAAACTAGCCACCAGCCCACCCCCGTTTGTTGTTGATAAAACTGGTCGGCTTGGCTGAGTGTTGGTAAACCATTTGGATGAGAGTGAACTACCGCAGTTATCTCCCCTTTTTGTTCTGCGTCTATCCAATCCTCGGTTGCTATCTTGAATGTTTCGGTTGGTGTGGATGAGATGTTGTTGCATGGCAGATAAATTTTATTATCAATAACAAATCCGCAGCACTCAGCCTCACCGCATTGTTTGGCGTGATTAAGTATTTGTGTTTTCATAATTAATTAAGAGAGTTTTGCGGCAGTTGGAAAACCACCGAATGGAAGAATACCGTGTTGGCCATAACGCAGTTTACAGCCAGTAAGGCAACCGCTACATTTGTCTTTTGTGATGTCGTTAGTTGGTTTATCAAATTCATCAGCTACTGCTCCACCGGTATAACCACATTCTGACGAGCGATATATCCAGCTACAGGTATTAGCGACAATAACACGAGCAGGAATTAAGGCGCCATCAGACTCACACGGTAACGCTAATTCAAACGTAACCACCATTGAATTTTGTTGTTTGACTTGTTCGATAACATAGTTCGAAATGATTTCACAAAACGGATCGGCATATTGATTGCCGTTCTCGAAATTCACCGCATCTAAGTATTTAACGGGCACTTCGTGACGTGTAACAACTGCGCCAAGTAAGCCGTCAAAATCAGCAATCAGACCAGTAATAAAGCCCATGGCATTACTGACGCTCATTGTCGGACGGTTACTTACACCCTGCCCACTCTTTTCAAAACCCTCTACTTTAATGGGATATGGCTCATAAATATTACCCTGCCACGTTATTGGACGTCTCAGCTCATTTAATCCGTTATGAAATCGAAATATCGTTTTATTACCCACGATCTTCGTTAAATCGACTTCATATAGGTCAATAATCGCATCTTGCGCTATTTTTGTGATATCAAGTAACATTTTTTTGGGGATCATGCGACTACCTCAATTGATCAATAATTGATTTAGCATATGCAAGAGCATTATCATAAAACTCACCAATAACAGTATGTTTAGTCAAATCCTCAGCATATTTAGATAACAGCTTTGTCGTCGGATTAGCTTTGTCTATTCCTTTAATTTCGATTGATACATTTAATGTTGGCACGAAGTCGCTGTAGGGGTAATCTTTTTTTTCCTTTGTATAACCACCGTTACTTAATTCGTGCAACCTTATTCGTAATCCTTTGTAATGAATTGTTTCAATTATCACATCGCTAATAGCTGATGATTTTATTTCAGCGTCTGCAATAAATTTGTTATCAATTATTGGTTTATTGTGTACATTGATATCTAAATCACTCATGCGACTACCTCCTCAAATGTTGCGGTTATTGTTGTTGCTGTGTTCATAACGTTAGATGTCCAACTTGGGCATTTAACTGTTATTAATCTGTGCGAGTTCGGCTCTATCCATTTAAATGCATGAAGCCCACCCTGCCGTGTTAAAAAGTCGTTGATGTGTTGCGCATCTTCTCGTGCTACTTTTAGCGTGACACTGTATGAGCGCAGATCGTTGTTAATGCCGTCCCGAATTCGTTGCTCATAGCCATCGCCGAATTTAATGGTTTTTATTTTTGGCTCGGCTTTTTCACTCATATTCGGCGAAACTTGCCAGTGAAATGTTTCCATAGTTTTCTCCAGACATAAAAAAAGCCCGCATTTGCGAGCTTTAGGTTTGATTTTATTTATTACTAATTTTTAATAGAACCCATCAGTTTTTCAATGGAATGCGCATTACTAACGCAAAGAGTTCGTGAGTCAAATTCTTGTGACCAACCGAAAAGCCAGTTTTCTAACTCCTCCACACTATACTTTCCTGTAGCGACTCCAACGCCCATTTCAACAACTTCTGCGTCAGGAGCTTTTAACTCTTGCCCATTTAATAGTAAAAATAGATAACCAGAAAACATAGCGGTTCTTTTATTAGCATTTGCAAAAGGGTGATTTCTAATTAAACTCTCAATAAGAACAGCCGCTAACCTAAAAATATCCTCTGTTTGTTCGTGATATCTGTAAAGACTGGGTCTAGCTTGGGATGAGCCTAAGGTATTCTCATCACGAACATATATAGACTCTTTAGGTGTCTGTAGTTTAATTAGCAATGAATTGATAAGCTTTATATCATCAACTGAAAGAAAATTGATTCCATCAACTATTTCCCCAATTTGTGACACTAGCATTCGTTAAACCTTTGATAAGTCTCTCATGGCTTTTTTGTAGCGAGCGAACCCAAAGGCAAAGGCATTTAAAACTTGCTCATTATGATTGCAGTCATTACTTAACGCAGGTTTTGCTTTAACCTCTACATGTTTGTCACGTGGAGGAATATAAAGACGATGTTCCTTTACTTGTGCGTGACCCATAAATTCACCTCATTAGTTTTTATATAAGAATGGCTGAGAACTAATAAGCTCTCAACCTTAAGTTGATTATAAATACCATAAGGTAAAGAGTAAAGAAAATTTATACTAATCACAAAAATTAATAGGTGCTATATTTTTGACTGTTACACGCTACTCGTAACCCAAATCTGGGTTGCCTTACAAATCAACACATTAGCTTTAAGTCGTCTTCATTATGAATGATAACTGATAATAATAACCACCCTAAGGTGGTTTGTTCGTATATTTGATTGTGATTGTTTTTTAACCAAAGGCAGGATTCTGCCTTCTTTCTTACAGTCGTTAACTTATACTTGCCGTAATTGTTTCTTTTCTAGCTGTTGTTTAAACATTGAAGCAACAAAAGCCCCGTCGCCAAAATGATCGTGAAGTCTGACGCCAAAATTAGAGCCGAGCATTTTAAAAACGTCGTATAAACGATTATCTATGTAGAAATCGTTCAACCAAATCATGTGATGAACTAAACAAATCAAATTAGTTCTGTTTACCTCAATCATATCTTTTCTTGTTTGTGAATGACCTGCCTCTTTATCAGCTAAATCTAACAACCATTTACGCACTTCTTTTGCTACATTCGTACTAGCAAACATTGCGATTAGATGCGCTCCACGAAGCGAGAAAATTCGGACTGATTTCTTGCGCAGACTGTTGTTTATTCCATTGGTAGTCAATTTGACCACCATTGTCATTTTATCGGTGAACTCATCCTTATTCCGACTATAAATCTTTGTTACTGATTTAGAATCTGCATATTGTAAAAGCTTAGATAGCTCGGTGGACGTGATCCAAATTTGATTATTACGTTTAACTGGTTGCACGACTGTGCTGTGAAACATTAATTGATTTGACATGCTATATCCTCGTAATTGCCCCCTTTTTAGAGGGCTTATAATTTGTTAATTGATTAAGCGATTTCTTTATTAATAAGATGATTTTTGATTACATCTATTGCTTTTTCGTTATATCTAAAAGTTTCAACTTGTTTATCAGAAGAACGTGACTTATCGAGTACGAAAATTCCGTAGTCTTCTGTTTTTAAGTTGAGCTTATTAGCTATACGACCAATTTTGTTTGAGGATACGCCTAGTAAATCACCCACCTCACTAGCTGAAAATGTTTTGTTTTCAAGTTTAGGGAGCGGAATAACATTTTTACCAGCAATCGGATTAATTGTATCGGCATAGATAGCTTGCTTAGACTGTTCGCTCAAATGTGGCAGATTGCTAAACATCTTATCTAATGCTCTGACTGATAATTCTATTGCTTTGGCTTGTCGATATTCAGGTAAATAAGATTTAAAAGGTTTTTGGATGTTTTTCAGTTCACCTTTTTTATAATCTAAAAATACTTGATTTACCATTAACTGAAATTTTGGACTAATCCAACCTGCGTAAGATACTGCTAGTAACTCATGGGCGAATGTACCTTGATTCAATCCCCCTTTTATTGATTGAACAACCGATACCGAGATCTCGGTATCGCTCAATTGTTGCTCAAGTTCTAATATAAGCTCTTGAGTTCCTTGCAATGATAGCCAGTAGCTAGGATTGTTTTTCTTTTCTCCTCCGCTCGCCTTGTGCAAAGCATTAAGATTATATCGACCCTCTTTATCGGTTGTGATAGAGATTCCAGCTATTACTGGACAATTTGAATTAATTGTGTTAGTGTTTCTCATGTTGTTAGTTCCTTTTCTAGTGGGATTAATTCTTAAGACCTCAGGTGTTGGCGCACTTGGGGTTTTTGCTTTTCTAGATGTTTGCATTTTTTACCTCTCTTTGTTTGATTTTCTTTTCTTTATGTTCTGCTAAAGCTTCAACTATCACAAAGTTTAGCGATCGTCGGCTACATTCAGCCTCTTTCTCGTACCATTCCCTTAAATCATCAGGCATTCTTGTTGGAAACGGTTTAATTTTACTTACTCCATGAATCAAAATGATCCCCCTTTTTTGTGTTTACATTTATTTTACACGCTTATTTTGGATCATAATGATTCAGTTGTCAATACTTCTTATAAAAACTATATTATTGCAATGAGTCAAAAGGAATCACACTATGAACACAATAAAGCCTTTCCCAACGAGATTAGATGATGACGTACGTTCATATTTAGAAAATAGCTCGAAAAGCAACCTCAGAAGCCTTAACTCTGAAATCGCATATAGGCTTAAACTAACAATAGCGTTAGAAAATCGACTTGCGTGTTCAATTGATGAAATGGATATGAAAATCAATGAACTTATTCTTTCTGAAAAATATAAAAAACTCTACCATGAGGCTAATAATAAATTGAGGCAACATGAATCAACAGTGAATTCAGCCTTAGGATTAGCAAATATGAATAATGAAAAAGTCATTAAAATGAAAACAGAAAAAGCATTAAACTTTATATCTGAGGGTCTTGATGATCTAAAAAATATTCTTTTAAAAATAAATCTTCCAGAAAAGGAGACCAAAAATGAAAACAATGAATAAATTAATACTATGCATGTTATCGCTGTTTTTTAGCAATTTTGTATTTGCGCAAGATTTACTGATTGAAGCGAGAAATGTTCCTGAAAGCACATTAACGAGTATCTTTTTAAGTAACCCCATTGGATTTATTTTATTTTTCGCTTTTGCATGGTTTTTTGGTAAGCACTTTTCAAAATAACCAATAAAAAACCCTCTTAGAGGGTTTGATTATAAGTGTGTAGCTATTTCTCTAGCCACATCTAAAGCTATCTGATCCCACGCATACTCAATAACCGAAGTAACTTTTGCATCTTTTACACCGCTATCATTCTGCTTAGTAGAAAATTCTTTAGTCCACCTATTGCCTGATAATTCAAATGTTACATTTAAATATACACTCGCACTATCAATATTCGTTGCTCCATAAGTGAATTTTGTTTTAGCATTATTAACTATTAATGTTAACTTTCTACCACCAGAATTTAAATCTGCGTACGTGCTAATTGCTTCTTCTATTCTTGATGAAAGACCAATGCCGATTGGAATTCTAGTACGAGTTCCACTACCTAGCAATCCTGATGCCCCTTGTATATCAATTCGTGACGTAAAATCATTAGGAATCCATGTAATATCTAAGTTTTGTTTTTGAGTTATATGTATCTCTGATTTTATTTGCTTTAGTGATTGATAAGACAACCTATCACTAAATTGATGGTGAACACTGCAACCAGAGAAAATAAAACCTAAACACGTTAATAATAATAATTTTTTCATACTGTTTCCTTATAAATGGCTTTAATATAAAGTTGTTGGTGTTATATCTGTATTTCCATTTTGATCTATAGATAATCTGAACACTTTTCTTTCTCCATCTTTGAAAGAAAATTCACGTTCACGGCGTGGAGGATTAAAGCTACATAATCCACTTCCCTGAAGAGATGAGCCTATTATTATATTACCACTTGGCGCATACAGTGAAACACGCTCTCTTGTTTCTAATTCTGCGACTTCTTGACCATTAATAAATACATTTATATAGCAACCGCTTCCAACTAAGCCTTTGTCTCTTATTAATACTAAGTTAGCATAATTATCAACTTTGTTTTGATAGCCAAATATTCTCTCCCCCGGCACATCCTTTATTTCATTTAATGAAAGAGGAGTTGTTGAGCAACCAGAAAGAAAAGAAACAATAATGACTAAAATTAATGATTTTTTCATACTATCCTCCTATAAATGATTAGTCCATTTAGAACGCCGTTCTATAAATACCATATCCGCCATTTAGGGAGTGAGCAATCCTATATGTTAAAACTTGACTTCTTTCAACATCTCCTTCAACTTCAACCACTCCTCCACCACAAACTCCATTTGCCACCATGCTAAAAATTCTTTTCCCTAAGATCGGATAAATAACAACTTTTTCCGCAGGATTTAAATCGGCAATCTTAACTCCGTCAACAAAAAGAGAATCAGAGCAAGCGCTACTTACAAATCCTTTGTCTCTTTTTATAATAACCATCCCTGAATTTTCTTTTTTTGCAAAAATATCTTGGTTATATATCCGCTTCTCCGGAACGTTTACTGCTACATCATTTGACACTGGTGACGACGAGCACCCTATCAACGTAAAACTCATTAACCCCAAAAATACAATTTTTTTCATACCATCTCCTTAACTTTTGGCTAATGGTATGAAATTTAAGCCATTAAATCAACGCCTATTTAGCTGTCCCCCTGGGCGTATTTGATCTTCAAGAATTGCTAGTACTGATTGTTTTATCATATTTCCGACAGCTTTTCCGTCCTCCTCTGATAAACCGCTGTTACCAACATTTACGGGCACATTTACGGTTATATTACCGCCTGATTTATTCGAGGTTTGCAGGAAATCCTTTAAATCAGCGTTTGTTCTAGCATCAACTACACGCTCACCTTTATCAAGTAGCCAAGTACCCTCTTTTGGGATGTTGTCAATACCGCTATGTGCCATTCCTGAAATTGTTTGAGCTGCGATCATACCTACTGACGCATAACCCAGACCTCGTGTAATTCCAGACATGACGCCAGTCGGATCAAACTCTAATGCTTTATCTGCCGCAACTTCTGTACTAATTATCGCTTGTGCTATAGCAGCGGCTTTACTAGCTACAAACATCGCTTTGTATGCAGCAGATGATTCGCCTGCAGTTTCTTTAAACATATCAGCAATAGAGCCAGTTAATGATGAGAATGTTCCGATCGTTGCGAGTGTGTATGCAGACTGAATATCCTTTTGCTTTTGTTGCATAGTTTCTTCAATCTTAACAATAGCATCAGCGTATTCTTGCTGTTTGATTTCCTTTTTTTTCAATAAATCATCAAACAATTTTAACTGTTGCTCATGCCAATCTTGAAGTTTTTTGTCATCCTCCGCTACATTCAGTAAATCGCTACCTAAGCCGTTGTAAGAGTTGTGATAACTAAATGTCGGTGCTGATTCAGCGGCTTTTTTAGCCATTCTATTAAGCATTTCTTCACGCTCTTTTAATGAAAGATTTGCTTTTTCGATAATCGATAAATGTTGCTTGTAAGTGTCTAGCTGTTGCTCCGCTGGAGTGCGCAAAGAATCCATAATTGATTTATATTCTTTTTGCGCATTTAGCTTATCTAACTCGATAGCTTTTGATTCTAATGCTTTCTTTTGAATATCAGTTAGCTTACTTAATTCCCCTTCCGCTAATTGCCTGCGGATTTTTTGTAGCTCAGTGATATCAGTGTAAGCGTTGATTTGACTATTTAGTTTGTCTAACTGCGACTTATACAGCTCTGCTGCGCTCTTGATCGTTTTTGAGTGTTTGAAGCCCTCTTGTAGTTTGAAGCTTTCACGTAGATTTTTTGTATATAATCTAAGCTTTTCAGTAAGTTCTTCTGACATTTTGCCAGTTAGCTCCTGACCTTTTGCTAAAGCAATTAAATCAGCAGCGTGTTCAATAGCAGCATCTCCGGCAGCCCGTTGTAAGCCAGCTAATACATACGCTGCTTCCGCCCCGCTTTCGGACTTAACTTTACTGACATCAAGTTGCTGACTAAGTACGCCAAGTTGATTTTCTAAATTCGGAAAATCAGCCACATCAAGCGTTTTTACTTCTTTAGCTGTTTCAGCTGAGGCTTTGCCCACCGCATCTAATTTTTCTTTGCTCTCTGCCAAAGCATCTATTGATGAATGCACAGCCGATGTCATACTTCCTAATGTTGTTTTAAATTCCTGCCCTTTTCCAACCGCATCTGCAAATTTTTCATTAAGCTCACCGACCTTGTTACCAAAATCATGCTTACTTATAGCTCCTTCGTCATATGATTTTTTTAGCGCTTTAAATTGATCAATATAGTCATGTATGGCGGATTGGTCTTCCTTTGTAACGATCCGTTGAACTGAATAATTGCCGTTCGCTTTCCAAGCCGTTTTAAATTTTTTTTCAAGTTGTTTTTGCAGGTTATCTATTTCATCATCAACTCTTTTAGAGTCTGCATTAACTTTCAATGTCAATTCTGATGTAACTGACTGTTGTTTACCTTTATTTAACTCTTTAAATCTAGCGAGAAGTTCGTCAACAGGCAATTGTAATTCTTCAAGCGGCTTCTTGGCTTTATCTGCGCCGTCGCCCATTGCAAAAAATGCCGCACCGACTGATACCGCTGTAGTCAGCAATCCAACTGGCCCACCGAGTAGACCTAATAAACCGCTACCAGCACGAGTTAATAAATTAAATTTACTAGTTAATGCGTTTACTTTTGTTTGTGCAGCAGTTAGCGCATTATTTGCTTGCGTTTGACGATTAATAGCTGCTGTTAAATTATTTTGCGCAACAAGACTGGCTTTTAAACCGACTGCGCGCTGTGCTTCAAATCGAGCTGCGTTTACTTCTGCAACTGCTTTTAATTGCAAGCTTTTAACTGCTGCTAGTTGCGCCTGAGCTTGAGATATTTGTGCAGCTCTATTTGCTAATGTTGTCTTTGTAGCATTGACGACTGAGTTAGAAAGATTACCGAAATATCTGGATAACCCGATACCTGTAAAGGCTACCCCAGCGATACCGATCAGTTCAATATTATTTGCAACTAGAATTAACCCGTTTGCAAGGCTTTTGGTAATGCCATGGCTTTTATTAAACTCACCAATCAAGTGTTTAAAACTGTTAGTCAGGATCGTTACACCATCTTTACCTGTGAAACCCATTGCATCGGCCATTGCACCAGTTTCATCTTTAACCTTTATCATTGCATCAGCAAGTTGTTGCATTGATATTTGCCCATTCACGCCAAGGCGTTTAACGTCCTTTTCAGCTATCCCCATTGAGTCTGCTAACGCTGATGCAATGTTTGATGTTGAAGACATCAATTGAGTCCATTGTTTACCGGTTATTTTCCCAGTAATCATGGCTTTATTGATTGTATCAATACTAACTTTTACTTTGTCAGCTGAAGTCGCATTCATTGTATAGCTATTTGACATAGCCTCGATGAAGTCAACAGTTTGGTCAATGCTATAACCAAGATCTTTCATTGAAGAAGCGGTAGCAATATACAGCTCTTGTGAATCCTCGATAGCTTTAGCGTTACGATTACTTATCGTAAGAAGTCTATCTTGTACATTTTCATAATCACTAGCAGAACCATTAACTGATTCAACCGCCATTTTTACACGAACAGCTAATTGTCCCCAGTCATCAGCCATATTGACAATGCTAGTAAAGGCAAATCCACCTGCAAATGCTGTAGCTACACTTAACGCTGATGATTTTAGCTGTGTTAATTGCATGTTCAGTGCTTGAACTGAACGATTATTGCTAGCAATGTATGCATCAAAACGCCTTGAGCGTTCCTCCATTGTTTTATAATAATCTGTGCCAAGTCGTGATGCCCTGCTCATTTCTCGTTGATATGATGATGAGTCGGCAGTAACTCGGATTGCCAATTCTCGCAATGTTGCCATTTTAGTTATTTCCCAAGTAAATTAGATAAAGCATCAAAGATACTCACAGGCTCTTTCTTTTCTTCTTTGAATTTAAGTAAACAGTCGTCAAACTCGACTTTTGCACCTTGTGAGCGATAAATGCTTGAAGATATTTGTGCGGCGTGCCAATCATGTCTTTCGTCACCAATCGGGTTTAATTTGTCGAATGCGACCCAGTAATAAAACTCTCTAGCCGTTAATGTTTGGTCAAGCTCGGCAAGAGTTTTACCGAGCCTTAATGCAAGCTTTAACTTAAAAAACAGCTCAGGATCGCTTTCTACTTTTTTTCAGCCTCTTTTATCGGCTCGCTTTTCAAGCCAAGTAGATTAAAAGCCTCATTTACTAGTCGAGTGTGGACTGGACCGTAGCTTTTTACTAAATCATCAATATCATTGCTGAAAACAAAATCACCGTTATCATCAAGCAAAACCGTTGCAAATAGCGTTGCTTCCGCTTTAATGTTTAGTAAATCTTTTTCTCGATCAGTCAGTTTTTCATTATCTGTGATATCTTTGATTGTCTTAATATACCGATTAAAATCAGTGTGCAAAGGCTCACGAATAGTAACCTCCACACCCCACTCGGCGACATGGACCGTTTTTGTGCGAAAGCCTGAATTTTTTGCTGTAATAATTTGTTTTAAATTCATTATTTTTGTCCTTGATTAGCAGCTGGAGCATTAAAAACGAACTTGCCTTTAACTTTGAATGAGAAAGAGCCAGTTACCACGCCGTTTTTTGCACCTTTAAACTCGTAACTTGTTACGCGTGCTATCCAGTCGATTGAGCTACCGTCTTCATATTTGATCTGAAATGCGTAGTTATCTCCCGTGTCGTACGATTTTCGTAATACTTGCTGTGCCACATTACCGATAACAAAGTTAGCATTCATCGAAACCGTTGCTTCAGCAGGTAAGCCGCTAATGGTTTCTTTTGTGATTGATGAAAGGGTCGATACGTCGATTTCTTCACCCTCAGGCGCTGTCATTGAGTAATCGGTCACAGTGCATTCTAAGCTGAGTTTTGCTGTTGCTGAGGCGATAAATTTAAGGGACGGATCTTTACTAACAAAAACACCGACATCCCTTGTTTTTGTGTATTCACTTTGTACTTCTTGAACTTCTGGCATATTAATATCTCCAAAAATAAAATAAAAAAACCGCAGTTAAGCGGCATAAAATGGTTAAATGTGTATTTATTGAATGAAAAATTCTAACGTTGAGCGATAAAGCTCGGTTTCGGTTTCATAGTCTTGGCGACTAGTGATATTGAATGGTTTTAACGGTTTCAGTTTTTCGTACGCTTGTTGTTTAATAGTTTCAGCTTCGAGCAATGTTTTTGCATAGATGTCAATCTGAAAACAATACTCAACAGATGATTGTCCGCTCATAACATCGTCATAAACTTCTGAAACTTTTGTGTAGCACAAGTATGGCGGACTAGTTCCTTGTGGCGCAACTAATGGGCTAACTCGACCGTTGCACAATGTTTTTAGTGTGTTATTAATTTTAGCTTCTATCATTTTAAGAAAATCTCATCGATATCTTTTAAAAACTGTTCAAATGCTGCATCTTCTGCCTTTTTTACATTTGCATCAAATGCGGGACGCACAAATGGACGTGCTGACATTTTTGATGTCCCGTTTTCGATCATCCACCAGTAGAATGGCAAAGTTTGTTTACTTTTCCCTTTTTTTGATTTCTTTGTGACTCGAATTTTTTTGAACTTAACACCTGCTGTTAGCGAGCCTCTTGCTGTATCTACAGAAATAGACCGCCTCAAGCGTCCAGTTCGAACTGGCGCACTTGCACGGATAGCGTCACGAAAAACAACAGCACCTGCACGCACAGCCTTTTTTGAAACTTTTCGTTGCTCTGCTTTTGACAGTAATTTAAAGTCCGCTTCAAGCTCTTTAAATCCAGCTATTGATAACGTGGGTTTAATCATAACGTACGCCTTTTTGGCAGGGTAACTGCAGATGAGTCTGCTTTTCATTTGTTAAAACGGCTTTAATATCATAAATAATCCCGTTATGACATGCCCGCATATCAGGAGTTATTAAGACATTTTTATATTTTCTAACGGTAATTGTGCAATTTGAGACAGACTGCTCGGTCTGGCTTGAATTAAATTCTCTTCCAGTCTGATCTGTTATTGCCCCCCACAGCGTAATAACATCATTCCATTTTTCTGTTATTTGTCCAAGTTCGTCTTTTTCTTTTGTTTTTTGTTGAAAAACAATACGATTTATTAAGCGACCAGTTTGCATAAACCTATCCAATTGCATGTTCTTTGAACGGATGTAGCATAACTTCAACATGAGCGGGAATACTACCACCTCCTCGCCCTTCAAACAGATTGCAAACAAGAATCTTTATTGCTAGTAAAACATCAGCTTCGGCAATAAAATAACGCTTACCATCACAACAAGGAAACTCTGTATCTTTTGGTAAAAAAATACAGTTACACTCTCTTTCGATTCTTTTATGAACACTTTCAATCAATGCAGATATAACAGGATCGTGCTCAGTTATATCATCTTCAATTTGAAGAAAGCGTTTCACATCAATTAAGTCAACAATCATTGAAGCACCAATTATTTTTTATAAAGCTTGGCCACATTCCGTGTTTCAACTAATTCTTTTGCATAACTAGCTTCAAAACCCGCAATATCACCACGTGAATAACGACTAAAAGGACAAATAAATTCAACAATAACTTTAACTTTAGTATCGTTTTTAGTACCTTTTTGCTGTTGCTGTGTTTTTTTATCATCAGGCGGTAACGGCGGCAAACCAGGACTTTTTTCTTCAATATATTTCAATTCAATTGAATTTTGATTAACCACATCATTCACGCTAAAGCTAAATGTTTCTGCACCAACATTAGTTGTTGAAACTGTGCATGTATATGTACCGTTATCATTGCTTGTTAGTGCAGACAAAATGCTTTTACTTTCAGAAATTAACGCTACTTTATATTCACTAGACAGATTTTTAATATCATTACCGTCAGAGTCCTTTAATTGGATTGTAATAACAGCTTGATCTGTCCCATTTGCTACGATTTGCTCTTTGTTTATCGATAATACAGATAATTGTGCATCAGCCACTAAGGTTTTAGTTTTGCTCATAATATTCTCCTAAAAATAAAGCCATCGATATTGATGGCCTTATTATTGATATGTTTTAATTAGACAAAATTACCTAAATTAGAAAGTAACTTTTGATCCGAATGACAACCCCTCTGGATGACGGAATCCGATATCATGTTCAGTAACAACACGAATTAAGGACTGATTACGAGCAAAAGCAGAAACTTGATTACCGTTAGCATCGATATATGTTGCTTCTCGTGAATAGTCAATTGTCATATTGCCATCTTCGCCAATTACGACATCATTGAAATCAGCAAAATAAATTTCAGTTTCATTTGATCCAGCACCTAAATTCGATGGGATTGCATTTGTGTGCTCAATTGGATAGCCTTTCAACATCCCTTGAGCCATTTCTGGATAAACTTTATTGCCATTACCATCACGAAGCCCATACAGATGCATCCACGTGCGAGGCGACATTGCCCAGCCGCACTTAATCATCAAGCTGTTTGATTCCATCAGTTTTAAAATTAATGAGTCTAAATATTTATCAACTGCGTTCAAATCCACAGCCCCTGACCAATCAACATTACGTGAATTGCTCAAGGCCGTGGCTTTAAAACCCTTCGGTGTATTATTACTACCATCATCACGTAAAAAGGCTTTATCTTCACGCACTGCAATTGCTGACAGCACATCAGCTAATACCATTTGTTCAACATTGAAACCTGCTCGACCAATTAATTGGTTAGACATCGGAACAAGCGCAATCATTGTTTTAGCCGCTAATTTAACATCGTCAAATTTTGACTCTGTGGCTTTTGCATCACTACCTTCGCCAACATAGGAAGCTGTTGCACCACCTGACATACGAGGCAAACTCAAATTACCATTTGGTAATGGGATTGAACGCGCCCCCAGTTTTCGAACTACAGTACGATCACGTAAAAGCTCAATCACTTCGCTATATAAATTTTGCGGAATTAATGCACCACCCGATGCTTGTGTAGTACTAATTGCCATTGAAACGCCTTTGTCGCCGATTTCTGTTTCGGCAAATTTTGCAGCATCTTGAAGATTACCTTTACCTGCAGCAATAGACATGGCAATTCTAGCCAACCCGGCACCAGGATATTGTTTAAGATCTTGCTTAACAACAACTGCCGGAGCATTAACGGCACTAACTGGTTGTGCAATAGCTGCTTGCATTTTTTCTGCTTTTTCAAGTTGTTCTATTTGCGCTGTAATTTCATCAAATTCAGTACAAAGTTGAGTGAATTGAGCGGACTCATCACTCGTTAACCCCGCTTCTGACTTTTTAGCTAAAGCTTGCACTTTATCATTTACTTCTGAACGTTTTCTTCGTAATTCTAGAATTTTAGACATGTTTTCACCTTGATTTAGATATAAAAAAAGCGACCGAAGTCGCTTGATGAGAGTAAAAATTATTAAATTCGTGATGCGTGATCAATTGCCTGTGCACGAATCTTAATGTTATTTTGAGCTTTTGCTTGTTGTTGATACTGTGATGCAATTAAATTAATTGCATTTTGAGGCGTTTGTAATTCATCCGCTAGTCCTGCGCTTATTGCTTCATTACCAAAATAACATCTTGCTTGTGTATTGATAATCGTTTGAACATCAACACCTCTATATTTAGCAACTGATTCAGTAAATAATTTATACATCCAGTCAAGCTGTGCGTTAAGAAATTCCAGAGCATGATCGCTTAATGGCTCATGAATTGAACCTGCATTTTTATAATCACCTCGATAGAGTGTTGTAAATTTAACACCTTCATTTTCTTCCAGCTTTGACATTTCCATATGTTCTAGAATTACACCAATTGATCCAACTCCTGATGTTTCACTGATAATAATTTTAGAACATGCCGAAGCAATGAAATAAGCAGCAGAAAAAGCGCAATAATTAACAATAGCCGTTATTGGTTTTATTTCTCTTGCTTGAAAAATAAAATCAGCCAGCTCTTTACAACCTGTTGCGGATCCACCTCCAGAATTTATATCAAGCACAATTTCCTTTATTGAGGAATCATTCAGTGCTTGATTGATATCAGTACGTAATTTCTCATAGCTAACAAGCTCAGTGCAGGCGGCATTGATTGATCCACGACGTGTAGTTAACAAACCGTGGATAGGGATAACTTTAACAGGGCTAGCGGTGCTTGTCACAGCAGTTACTTCAACATCATTCGTGCTTAAATTGATTTTATTCAATTCAAGATCTGATAATGTCAATGAACCGCTTAGCATACGAGGAACGACAACCGCTTTTACTGCGTTCAATGTTTGCGGTGTTGCATAATGAGGAACTCCAAAAACCTGATTTGCTAGATGAGGATAATTAATTAATTTCGGCATAATATTGTCTCTATTTCTTTTATTTGAGATGGCGTTGCTTTTTTAATTCCTGTTAACATTGATGTATCAATCATATTCAACGGTGTTAAATAAGTATCGCCGCCAGATATTGGGGTTAGGTTTTCCATTCTTCGGATATCATTGACAGATAACCACCCCCACTGCCTGCCAATCGCATATGATTCATACCGTGCTTTTTGATCGCCTCTAAGCAATCCCGACACGTTAAATTCAATATATAAATCTTTACGTTCTGACGGTAATAATAAATCACGCATCATTGCTGCTTCGTGACGTTTTAACCAAGGCAATAAGGTATAAATAACAAACTGTAACCCTTGATGCTCAATATTGCTAAATGTGGCTTTGTCCAAGGACTGAATCATATGAGGAGGAACTTTATATAATCGGCAGACTTCAATTACGCCGTATTGGCGGCTTTCTAGTAGTTGTGCCTTTTCGTTATCCATAGCCAATTGTTTGTAAGTCATGCCCTCTTGTAGTAACGCTACTGAGAATGCATTGCGTATACCGCTATGCTTTTCTCTCCATTTATTTAAAATAGCGTCAACTTTTTCTTGGGACTCAATCGGTTTGACATCACTAGGACGTTCTATTACGCCACTCATTGTTGTGCCATTAGCAAACACTTGTGATGCATGCTGATCAACGGCAATACTCAAACCGATAACATCGGCATTAGTTTGTAGCGGTGAAACACCCACAAAACCATCAAATGAAAATGCTTTAACATGATGCATCATGTGCATGGGGACAATTTCATTGTGATCTAAAAGGTTGTAATACGGTAATCCGTCAGGACCTTTTAAAACCTGAATTTTTTTAGGATTTACAGGGATTAACTCTGTTACATAACCACTTCCGTCACGCTCTATTAATGAATAACTATTTCCATCAACGCCAAGATAGCCTTGCTTTTGTTCATTGAATTCAAAAATAGTGTCTTTTTTATTTGGCTGATTATGAATTAAATCATATAAAGGGTGATCTGTTGCTCGTTCTCGCTGTCCATTTTTACCACGACGATAGAGTTCACAGGGCAACTGTGCTACAGACTCGGCTAAAAGAGTAACACAGGCCTGAACTGCGCTTTGTGCAAATGCTGTTTCACGATTTACCATCACCCCTGCCGAGCTTGATCTTCCAGAAATAGAGCTAATCCAACGCCAAGCTCCACTCTGTTGAATTTTATGCCCTTTGAACATTGAGGGAGTAAACATTATTAACCTTCTTTATTTTCAATTTGTTGTGAGTTAGCAATCACCTTTGAAGCAAAATATGACCACATGATAAAAATACAACCTGCAGTAATAAAACCACATGCGGGCAATATAAGCCATGCTCCGTAAGAGACTAACGCCCCTCCCAGAACCCCAATTAAAAAAATAATTATGTTTAGCATAAGACATCCGTTTTTTCGTAAATTGAATCTTCGTCATCTTGTTCAGATAGAATAATTCGACCGATAGCCATTATTAACGCTACCGCTCCATCAATTTTGTTTTCGTTTCGCTCTTTTATTGGTCGAACAATATCATCATTACCTGGTGCGTTTTTTCCAACAACGTTACTAATACACCACGTCAAAATGGGGTTACCATCGTGATGAAACCTACCCGACTGAATAGCAGCCTCCAATTCCTTCATTGGATCACTTAAATTAGTAAAGTTTTGAATAATTGTGACTGGGTTTAATCCTTCGTCAGCTAAATGATGTGATAGGTTTGTAGCTCCGTGCGGATCTATCGCTGAAACTGTGACAGGATTATCTTTGTTGGACTCAATAGCATCATGTAATATTTCACGATAATCAATTTCGGCACCGTCAGTAACATCTAGATGCCCAGTATTAATCCATTTTTGAAATCGTTCTGCTGTTTTTCTATCTTCAACATCTGCACCATAAACAGTGTCATAGGGCACCCAAAACTTTGGAGAAATACAATAATAATGGCGTTTACCATCAAGAATTCGGTGAAATAGCCTGACTCCACTGTTCATATCCAATTTTCTGGCCAAATCATATCCACGTATTACTGATTGCCCCTCAAATTGCTCTAACGATAAACTTTTATCTTCACAGCTTGCCCAACTGATCATATTAAAAAATGCTGATTTTGCTGAAACCCACACGTTCAAATGTTTAGTCTTAAACGTATTTGCCAATCTTGCATTATTAATTGCTCTTTGTTGTTGGCTTAATAAAAAGTCACGATAAACAGAAATACCTATATTGGGATTGGCCTTTTCAAGCGCGGAGGGATCTGTCCAGTCATCGCCTTCGTCAATCGTGTAAATAATGCCAAACAGTTCGTCATTTGGGACTGTTGCATTTAGCATATCAATCACCTCTCGACGCTTGTCATAACAAGGACCTTCAATGTTATAACCTGCGGTTGTAATCGCCCACATCAACGGTTGTTTGCGCGCACCCATACCGGTTAGCATTGTTGTGTAAAGTGAATCGGTATCATGTTCATGATATTCATCAACAATTGCACAACTAGGAGAAGCACCATCACCAGGATTACCGATCAATGGTTCAAAGCGAGCACCGTCTGCAATTCGACTAAGATTAGAAGCATTTACGGTTATACCAAAGGCTTCACAAAGAAGAGGTGTTCGTTTACACATTAATCGAGCTGGGCGAAAAACTTCCCACGCTTGTTTTTCAGTTGTGGCACCAGAATAAACTTCTGCACCAAATTCATTATCCGCCGAAAAGCAGTATAACCCCGTTCCTGCTGAAATTGCCGACTTCCCATTTTTACGCGGAATTTCAGTGTACACTTCACGAAATCGACGTAAATTTGTTTTTTTATGAACCCATCCGAATACACAACAAAATATAAATAATTGCCACGGCTCTAATGTGATCGGCATCCTTTTAAATGCCCACTCACCTTTTGTATGTGGCAATAATTGAATAAATTTACATACTTTTTCCGCAAGATCTTTATTAAATTTATATTTAAACGACTTATTTTTTTCTTGTTCTAAATCATCTAAATGCCTTTGGCATGCATCAATTACATATTTACACGCAATAATTTTCCCTTTAACAATATCTCTTGCATATTGATTTGCAGCATTAACATTTTTATATGATTTTTTAGCCATAACTATAAATTACTAAATGGGTTATTTGATTTTTCTTTAGTCGCTAAACCAATCAATCTTTGGCGGCTACTAGGATCTAAACCCAGCAGTGCACCAGTTGTGTTCATTTCAGATTCTTGTTCTTTTTTAGCAGTTAACTCAGGATTTTTTACTGGTCCACCAGTTGCGCCGATCACGGTATTACCCTGCCGAGCAATATTAATTACAGCTCTACGCCAAAATTCATATGCGACACACCAACGCTCAAGAATACTCAAATCGGTTACACACAATAGTCCTTCGGCACACAGCTCTTTTGCTGTTAGCTCCCACATGAGTATTGCCAGTTGTAAACCAGCTTCTACGAACCATTCAGGAGGACTAACTCCCACAATCGGAGTGAATGTTGGCTCATATTTGTTGAGTTTTCGTTTACCAGGATTATTAGTGATTTTTTTTATTGCGACTGGTTTTGGCTTACGTCCTGACCGTCCGCTTGCTCCAGCCATAACATCTCCAATTTAAAGTTCATTTTTCGCGGTTGTAAAAATTTGACTAGGGGGGCGGTACTCAGGAAGAAAAGCTACAGAGATTTGATCCCCCCTACCTAAGCCGCTCTCTTGCTGTTTTCTTATCATGACAGTGCTTATTAATTGCACGCAGATTACTTAGGTCATCTGTTCCGCCATGAGCCTTGGCAATGATGTGATCAACGTGAGTGGCTTCTTTAACCAAACCCAATCCCTTACATTCATCACACTGACAAATATATTTATCACGCTGCAAGACTTGTTTTCTTAGCTTGTCCCAAGATGATCCATAACCTCGCTCATGTCTTGAACGACCCTTTTGGTACCTAGCCCAACCGTTCTCAGTTGGTTTGTGACTTGTACAATAACCTGACGCATCAGTTGTAACCCGTGGGCAACCTTGTTTTCTACAAGCTTTCGGTGTGCGAGCTGGCATATTACTCCAAATTAGACAAACTAGACAAACCAATTATGTTGAGAACAGTAACGTTTTCCTTGCGATGTTTTGTTCTTACATCCCTTCTTACTACAAACAGACCAATCCATTTTGCGTTTTATTTTATTCACCTTGATCATGTATAAATGTTTATCACAATAACCACTTGCTGAATACGCACAAACACAACAGCCTTTTGCCTTACATCTCACCTCAACACCTCAATCTCGACACCATTAGAGTTTGTTATAAAGACGCTTTCACCTTCATAAATAAACAAATATGAAAGTTCCTCTTTATCATTTTTATCATCTGTTGATAAACAAACTAATCCTATGATCATCGTATTATCGTTGATGCAACGAGGAATAATAAAAACCTTACTATCATCGCGATAAACGCCTTTTTCAATTTCAGTGGCTCTCCCATAGCAAATCATATGCTCTGGTCTCTCATACCCCTTTTTTTTGGCCTCGGCAATTGTTGAATCAAACATTAACTGACCAGGTCTAGCTATCACTACTGAATCACATTCGCTAATAATTGTGTTGTTATTTGTGTTTATCTTTACTGTTTGCATTATTTTCACCAATCATTTTTTCGTAAATAGTTATACATGAGTTAGCACGATTCCGTTCTTTTTCACCCCATGTTTTATATTCATTCATTAACTTAAGCGCATCTTTCCACTTAACAAGATTTTGCTCTGTTATTGCCGGTTCAGGATTTTGTTTCGAAATGGCATCTGGCAATGGAACGTAAGTCGGAGTTACATACTGAATTTTAGTTTGTTGAGAACAACCTGTGGCGAACATCATCAGCAATATTACTATTGCCGCAATCGTCACTTTTAAGTAATGCATCCATGTCTTTCTGTAATACATCATACTCACCTTGTAACTGCTCGTTTAAGTTCATATAAAGATTTGTTTCTTGCACAACTGTTTCGATTGAACTTTTTGTCAGTTCGCGCTGATATTCCAACTTACCAACATACTCTTTCTCTCGCTTCAAATCTTCTTGAGCGTAACTCAATTGTATTTTTGCAATTCTGCCCTTTAGGCGTTCAGAGTTATAAATCCAAAACCCATTACTTGAAATTAACGACACGATCAGAACAAAGATTGTTATTGCTATTTTTTTATTCATGATTACGCTCTATCAAATAGCTCTTTTTCTGCTTGACGACGCTGAGTCAAACCATTGCAAGTTTTTTTAACACCATTTACCCTGATTTTGTTCCACACTAAAAATTGATTAGATGCACCTGAATAATCACCCGCATTTAATTTTTTTAATAATGTTGAACCAGTAAATGCAGTAATGCCGATATTGAAAACCAACAAAATTAGAGCATCAAATTGATTTTGATTAATCGGCACTTTAACTAATTTATTCACTGCATTTTCAAACTGAACTAAATCACCCGTTAGGAAAATTTCAGCTTGTCCTACTGTTATTTTATCGCCCTCTTTTACTCCTGTAGTATGACCCCAACCGATAGTCCAAACACCTGCAGAGCATTGGTATGCTATTAACCGTAATCCCTCAAACGACTTTAATTTAGATTTTCCATTAATGCTTGTTTTCATTCTTCCTCCTAAAATTAAATATCCTTGGCCAAGTTGAATTTTTAAATGCGCCAACAACATTACCGTTGTGTGCCAACAAAACAGCCAGAATAAAACTTCTACCCAATATTTCCGTAAGATCAATTATTTTAGGTTGACCTATAAATACCAAAATAGGGTCGGAAATCATTGCAAGCATTAATGAATAGGCCAGAAGAGATGGAAAGAATCTAAATTTTGACTTACCACGTCTATAGCAAAACAACACACCTGCAGATGATAAACTCAATAAAACAACAATCCATTTAAGGAAAGGTTGTACCGAGTTCATATCGAAGTTAAATAAACTAGCTAATAGATACATTAATCATCCCTCCTATTGGAGAGCCATTTTATAATTGAACTAAAAATAGATTTTTCTACATCTTTGTTCTCTAAGAAATACACTAGCACTTTTACAATAAATGCGGAGGACAACAACGCACCTAATGACTGATCAACAGTTAACTGAACAAATGGAACCAATGCAGCTATAATTTTCCCAACCGCGTTAGATGTCGTGATACCGAGAAAAAATGACAAAATAAAATACAACCATCGCCGACTCAAACTAATATTATGGCTAGATGTCATATATAGTGTTGCGCCGGCAAATGAACTAATTATTACTGGATATGCGTCAGATCCAGACACAACACCAATAGCGCACATTACCGCTAAAAATGCTGATGTAGTTGCTGGCTCTTGCATGTTTTACCCTTTTAATTTAAATGTTTAATAAGTGAGTATAATTAACGAACATGTTCCAAATAAAGAAAGGCGGCGAGTTGCAGCGATATAAACACTGTGGAGCTAATGTGGAGTAATAGCGTTTATATCTCTCGCCATAATTTTTGGGCAATAAAAAACCCCAACTGAGTAAGCAGGGGTTTAATTTGGATGCGAAAACCGCAATATAGGCGTATTATATGTCGCTACACAGCGACAGTCAATCACATAAAATTTATTTTTTATATAATAAGGATAATTTTTTTGAATTATAAGAGATAAGAAACATGTCAAGAAAACTTCGATTTATTAAACCATCACTATATCCAAGTGAAAAAGTGCAAACACTCACGTTAGAACGAATAAAATATAACTATGAGAACGGAATTACAACTAATTTAATCCCCGATACAAATATTCTTATAGCCATGGAAGAATGTGCTGATAAGAAAGTAAATAATGACCAAGATAGAATTAGAATTTTGAAAGATCATGATTTAATAGAGTTATTTAACTTATTGGGATTAAACTCATACTCAAATATTGCATGGTGCCCTTTTTTTTCTTTATCTGAAATGCCCGGTAAATATGCAAATTATAGCTATAAAAAACTAAAATTATTCGATAAAAAATTTAAATTCGAATGTGCTTATGAAGAAGATAATATCAATGATGATACATTTGATAAGCAACAAACCAGAAAAACGATAGATAATTTCACTTCAGGGCAAAAATTAATATCTTCTTTTTCCTACTGTTCATTGTTATTAATTCAAATTATTGAAAAGAATCTAAACAACTCAACTTTTGATGACAAAATTAATCTCTATATTCGTATTGTTATAGATGAACTTGATTTAGTGTCTATGAAAGAATTCTTTATTGCTTGTATTGTTTTCTACTCATCATCTGTAAGACAAAACAATGGTCCTTATAAAGAATTAATTAAAGATATTAAAAAGAATTTTTATTCTGGAAAAGAATCGAAGTCATTTAAAAAGTTATCACCTTTAGAAATAATGAAGTCCATAGCATCAAATGGCTCTTTTGATTTAGCACTTATAAATATATGTAACATTGGTGATTTTAATGGAATTGATGGCGAAAAATTAGATAATTGGATTGTTTCTTTCGATAATAAATTATTTAATCTTGTAAGGCATTTTCCTCATTTCAAAAATGGAAAAGGTGAAAGTTCACATGTATACTATAATAATCTACTAGAAATTATGCCGGAACATAAAGATAGACTTTTGTCTATTATGTCATTATTAGAAAATAGAAAAAATAAAACCCTGAAACTTGAAAAACTTCAAAATGAACCCTTAAATATATACATGAAAGAAATTGAGTTAACTATTGAAAAATTTCATAAAATGGCAATGTATGGCATCTAAAAAAGTCCTTCAGGGCTTATTTCCCCAAAAAATAATAACTCCTGATATTAAAAAACCCTCTAAGAGGGTTTGATTCAATTGCTCTGGTAGTCAATAGTCAAATTCCATATTCATTAGCATTTTTATTTTATCCATTAATGAATACTCTTTCACTTTTTTTCTCAAAGTTAGTTCAGCATAAATATAATCTAAACCATCCTTACTGAAATCATGTCCATCTATATTTATATCGCCCACCCCGTCAATGTTTGTTGTATAAACGTTAGTGATAAAATATTCGCATGATGAATATCCGACCAAGTCAACCCCAAGCCCGTTCTTAGAAGAAAACTTAACTATAGCTGTTATGTCATAAAAATTATTAGGATCACTATACTTTTCTTTTAAAATTTCTCTTGTTTTATATGCTGAGAAATATTTTTCGATTCTTTCTTTGTTCCAATTTTTTTTGCCATACAAAGATGAATTCAGAATTTTGTAAGAAGACGGGGATACCATTCTTTGTTTTGTTACAAATGAACAACGCTGTTTTAAGTCATACAAAAAAACGTCATTATCACTAATAGTCTCAGATACGTAAATCAACAATACTACTATTGATATCACAATAAACATAATAAATACAATTAACTTTTTCATGCCATTTTCCTTAAATTTTCGTTAATGGTATGTTATTTAATGGGTTGAGGCAATAAAAAACCCGCCAACTTGAAAAATTTCAAAATGAACCCTTAAATATATATGAAAGAAATTGAATCAATTATTGTTAAATTTCATAAAATGGCAATGTATAGCATCTAAAAAAGCCCTTTCGGGGCTTGTTTTATTGAAAGTATGGTAATACACGTTGCCAAGACAAATCATTTTTATTTATCTGGGTACTTTTCATTTTACTTTGTACTATTTTTTTGCAAAGTTGAGTTAAGTTACGGTATTCTCTACTCATCGTATAGTATAGTGAGGCTTTTTCAGATTTTAACACTCTAAGTGCTGGCTCTATTTCTTCAATTTCTCTACGCATATGCTCTGCTGCTTTATAGAGCCAAGCAAAATCACAAAGCTCATCGCCAGTTAACGCTTCTGGTTTTATTAATAATCCACCTAAAAATTCAATTGCATTATCAAATTGATTTAGAGGTAAATCTTGATAACGAGGTATTTTGAATTGCTCATAGAGCTTAGTGTAAATTGCTTGATAATGCTCACCTGTTCTATATGCTCGTTCGTTTACTGCTTGTTTGATTTGCTGTTGTTGTTGGGCGTTAATTGTTAATGAATATGAGCCTGTTTTGCGGATTGTTGGTAATAAATCTTCCATAACCCATTCTTCAAAAATAACAGCTTTCTCTTGTTTACTTTTAATGATTAATCTAAATAAATTTGCCTCACTAATATAAGTCATTTCTTGATTACCACCTTTTGTAAGGGTGTACCGTTTTGTTACTCCCTTTTCTTTGCAATGTAACTCTATTGCTCTGCGTGGGTTTTTATATTCAAGAATAGAACAAACGTCATTAGCTAAAAACCATAATTGGTTGTTAATCTCAGTGGTACGAACAGGTGAATTATTGAAGTTAAACGTAAAGAAATTAATAGATATGTTTGACATATTTTTGTACCTTTTGATTTAGTTTATTTTCCCCATGTTGATTGGGCGCTAGGTGCTTCAACACAAATATAAACCCCAAAAGTAAGATTTACACCTGCCAACGTCCTTACGGATAGTTCGCCACCTAGCATAAACTGGATACAAAAAAACCGCTAAATCTCGGTTTGCGGTTATCCGCTTTTGGTTATATAAGTGTGTTGAGCACTCAAACACAAATATACAACCCGACAAAATTATTGTCAAATTATAAAATTACATCACTTATTACATCATGAATTTTAGCGAACACATAAATTTCAGCCATCTTTAATTTGTCACAAACAAAATCTTTACTTTTATGTATATTTTTAGCTAATTGACGACAAGACTGTTGATTGATATAAATTGATTTAAGAATAGAATAAGAAATAGTATCTATTTTTGATAAGCATAAAATAGCTTTATCAACTATTTCAGCTTCATCTTCACTTAGTAATGGGCGAGAATCAAAGCCATTATTATTGTTAAGCATTGATGGTGATTTATATGGGTATTCTAAACCCGTTCTTATACTACGTCTAACATTAGCCCATGCGACAAGGACTTGTTTAATATCTCTCTTCATGTAACTCTCCAATATTGATAAGAGAGGAATTTTTACAATATAACAGTCTGCACTCTGTTTATTGCTTATAACTCCACAATAATGTCATTTTACCATCTAGATATATAGACGTAAAGAAGTCCAAAATTATTTATCAATAAAATTTAAAAAGTTATTGTTACGTGATTACTTTCATCCCAAAAACACGATCCAAAAATTGAATTAACAATAATATTTGTGAACCGTGCTTTTGTTCCCACTCTTCGGCATTCTTATGCAACTCGTTGTGATGAATTCTGCAGAGTGGCAATGTAAAGATATCATGCGCCTTTCCTCCCATCTTGCCTTGTCCATAACCGATTATATGGTGAGGATCATCAGCTTGTTTACCACAGCATACACACGGTTGAGTTTTTACCCATTTGGCATATTTTTCACATTCCCAACGTTTTAATTTTGGCCTTAACATGAATGATTCCGGTGATTCAGGATCCACTGCTATTTTCTTAACTGGTTTAAATAATGCTTGTAGTTGTTGGTGTGTGTTATTTATTTCATTTTGTAATCTAGGTTTTGAGCGATCATCACTAGCGACCAACTCTGATTCTTTATAAACAGATTTTATCTCTTCAATTGGTCTATTATGCAGTAATCTTGCCATATTCTCAGGTATGAGTTCATGCAGTTGATTGATTACAGCCCACCACGCTAATTCTTGAATTGATAATTGATGGTTACTATCGTGTTTTAACTGGTTTATAACGCATTCGATTAGAAATTGTTTTAAGTTGCGCTTTGCTAGCGTTTTCACCTTATCATCAATAACTAAATCTTTATTGTGATGCCAGCACACACGAATAGCCGAATGACAAACTTTTTCATTCACTAATTCATTATGACAATACTCGCCATCTTCTAACTGACATTTATATCGTTGATTTAACCAATAATCAAAGTTATATAGATTTTTTAGTTTATCAACTACTGTGTCATGTAATATAAATGAATCGATATATTTATTATTTAATAATTGTTGTTCATCTTGAATAATGCCGGATTTAATACCTGCGTGTTCCTCACCGCTTTGAGAAATAATAATACGATTACCTGTGCACAGTTTTTTTAGTAACTCTGCACCAGGTTTTAAAATAATAATTCCAAGCTCGGGTTGATAATAAGGAGTAAGTAATGCTTTCATTGGTTAATGAAATATCCTAGTACTATTAACATAGTCAGTCAGTTCCTTTTTCATTACCTGACGCACACCCTCAAGAATTATCGGAAATCTACCATCCCAGAAATATGGCACGGTTTCATCACCATCACCCGTTGATAAGTTTAAACCAAACCATTCTGCTTCTTCATTTATTACCCAGTATTTTTTATTTTTACCATTAACTTTGACATACTCAACCCGAACAATACCTAGTCTTTTAATTTTTTGTAATAATCTCTCTGGAGATAAAGTAACATTATGAATAAGAATTAATTTATTAAGATTTTCTGCAGTACAACCAATATATGAATTATTTGTGTTATTAATCATTTTATACTCCTAAGAAATAAAACCATCGTTGATAAGTTTGTTAGTCAGCCATACACGGCCTTTTCCTGTTATTAGTGTTGTGTATGCCGTTCTAACTTCTCCATTCTTAGATTCATAATGACTTTCTTTTAGTGTGAAATAACCTTGATCTATATATGATTGTCTTGGAGTATTGTGCCTTCGTCCCTCAGAATTTAAATATTTTTTCTTTCTCAAGTAATTAAATAATTTAATCGGTCCTACTTTTATGCTTTTTGCATAATTTGAGATGCTTTCTCCATTTTGTGATAACGATACTTTATCTGCATAAGCGACTTTGGGGGCATCTTGTTGAACTTTGTATTCTAATTTCAATTTTTCTTCAGCAAGTTCAGCAGCTAGTCTCAAGGCATCTGGCAATGTCTGAGGTATTACTATTTGGCGATGATTAAATTTGGTTTTTAATTGTTCAAGAACAATTCGTCTAACCTTTTTTGATTCTCTCATTGCAACTAACATACACATATCTTGTGTTAGCTCAAAATAAGTAGATTTTGTATTGTTTAAATTTTCTACTACAAAAGTTTTGTAGTTAAAATCTGACAGCTCATCAGCTACTCTTTCATGAAACTGGTTAACCCTGACAGCGTTCTCATTTTCTTCTAGCCTTACCTTGTTGATCATTTCTAATAGATCACGACTAGACATGGTAAATTGATTGCCTGACGGCATTGTTGATGTGGCATTACCTACCACCATAGAAGATTGGCTATACATTTTAATACTCCACTTGTTTTCAATACACGATACGCTTAACTTCTGCATTGTTAAGCACCTTTTCGCAACATGTCAGTCTGCACTCTGACACTGTTAATATATACATTATATAAAATTATAAAGAAAATAAAAGATGTAAGATGGTATGTTTACTGTTTTTATTGGCTGATAAACTTGAAGAGATAACAAAAAGGAATGATGACTCCGAACAAATAAAGTTGAATTTTTATCGTTCGGAGGCGTTATACGTATAGTTAGGAAATTACAAAATCAATATTTGTATTACACGCGTTTAAATATTTTAAAATCGTTTTTATATTAGTGTTAAGCGGTGATTTCTCAATTCTATTTATATTTGACGGTGCAACATCTAAACGTCTCGCTAGCTCTGTTTGAGATAGTTTTGCTGTTTCTCTTGCTGTTAACAATAATTCACGCAATTTCCACTCGTTCTCAGCTTCATCATATGCTGCACGCGCAGCAGGATCTGCTAGCGCCATTTCTTTAATTTCACTAAATGTTGTGCTGTGTTTTTTACTCATTTTCAATCATCTCCAATAGTCTTGTTCGTGCTATTTGTAGTGCACCGGCAGGCGTTTTTTGTGTTTTTTTAACAAATGCATGCAAAATAAAAATTGTTTTTTCTTTTTGATATACATAAATAGTTCTAGCTATATTATTGCGCTCTAACGCTCTCAATTCAAACAACCCACCACCTAGCGCTTTACTATGTGGCATTTGCATTTGTCCGAATAGCTCCAGTTTTTCAATCAATTTAATTGTTCGACCTTTTAATTCCGAGGGTAAACCCAGAATTTCAAGTTTTGCATCATCATGTGTTTTTATCGTGAACATTTAACTAATTCGTTTTGTTATTTTTAATAATTATATCAAATTTGATAAAAACATCAATAAAATATTACCTATTTTAATAAAAATATCAAAATAACTTTTTTTATCAAAAAAGATAAAAATAATACTGGACTCTGTTTTTGATGAAAGTTACATTATCGTCATTGAAACAGACAACAAGCAAAAAAAGGTTGAAAAAATGAATAAATTTAACGAGATAAAACTAGAAGAAAAAGTTGAAAAATTACAAAAATTACAACGCGAATTGTACGCAGAATATAAAGAATTAATCGATGACAATGTTTTTATGAAAATGAACACTCGACTCGAAATATTGCAAACAATGCAACAAATACTAAAAATGGGGGGAAACAACATCAAATTTACAAAATAAATTTTGTATTGAAAATTTTGATGGACAGCTAGGGCGTCCTAACCAAAACATATAAAATAACCCTGATTTTCAGGGCTTTTATTTATTTTTATGATTTTTCTCACAAATACTTATTAAAACCATTCCTTTATTATCGTTAAACCAGTCAGATTCAATTCTTTTTATTTGACTATCATCAACCCAAACACCAGCTGTTGTGAGCGAATCAAACAAAGCCTTAAAATAATTATCCATATCACGCCTAATATTATTAGGCGGATAAAATTCAACTTTGACAGCAACATTATCTGTAATTGGTTTAGGCTTCTTTTTTAACTGCTCATATACTGCAGCAATAACTTCACTTTTATATCTGCGACCTTTAGCACTTAATAACGTTCTTCCATTTAAATTACGCCAATATGTATTCATTGATGGCGGGAATGGCAAAACCAAAGTTACCATTCCCTCACTACTGTTATCATTCATCAATTATCACCCACAAATATTCTTAAATCTTTGCTGTTCTTGGTTTGTCAGTTCTTTTAAAATAGGTTTTAACACTAAATTATCAAATCGATACTGAGTGCGAATCGATGGTCTAAAACGTTCTTTTATACGTACTTCATTTTTGAATTCAAGCACATGTGACGAATATGGATAATTAGCAATCCTTATTTGATAATCGTCGCTGTTGTGCCTAAGCGTTACTTGATATCTATCAAACTCGACAATCTCAAAATCATCAATGATTTCATTAAGTTTTTTGTCCCAGTGTTGATTAAATTTATATAAATGATCTATTACAGCTCGTCTTAAAAAGTAGATTAAATATCTCATTACGTACCTCGATTCCCATCTAATTTTGCTCTGTTAATTTAGTCATTACTGTTTGACCAATTACTTAGTCATTCTCCAAACAACAAATCCCGCAAAAATCAGCATGGCTATTACTACAATCGCTCCATCACTCATCATTTACCCCTTTATGCTTTGTTGTATTGATGCTTTTAATACCCAGCCTTGAAATGCGGATTCCATATTTTTTCTTAAATATCCGCCCTTTCGGTCCTTTCTTAAATGAATATCAGGACACCCTTTTTTACGCATTGTTTTTTCAAACTCCATGCGTTCTAAATTAATATTTATCATTATTTGACCTTACATTCATTTACTATCAATTAAACACATTGAGCTAGCTGTGTGGTTAGTTATCATTAGGCTCATGGTGTCTTTAGAAGGTGTTGCGACATAGATGAATGCAAGCAAACTTACGGCAATTAAATTATATTTAGATAACAAAAAACGATTACCTTTGCATGTTTCACCATTTTTATATTTAATGAAGTTGCTGATTATGTGCAACGAGATAAAAATGAGGTCGATTAACAAACATGTTATTGCTACATCACGAATGTTATCGACGACAGATGCTATATAAATAATGCTAGTTAAATTCATTTTATTGCTCCTTGTTAGTTATGATTAATATATTTAATAAATGATATCCAGTGTGTATTCGCTCAAGCGCAACACGTCCGCAACTAATGCCGTCGAATAACGATAAAATAATCACCGCATAGCCTCCATTCTATTTACCAAAAACCGAGCAGCATTATTGATTTGCTCTGGCGATAGCCGATCAATAATCATTTTGTTAATGCTTTGTTTAACTTTTGTTTGATGTTCAATTGTTAAATTTTTTGCATACTCAATTGAATTAAATATCTGATCAACCTCTTTTGGCCATGTAACACTCACCGCAGGATCTGGTAATGTTTCCTTGATTTTTTCGTAGGTTGCATAAATCTCACTTCTATCAACAAATGAAACACGACAATCGCCAAACGACTTTGGATTGAATACCGCAAATAATGAACCTCGGTTATTACCGTTAATTTTTTGTTTGTTGTCAGAACGTACAAACGAAATACGACCATTCACAATAAAATAAATTTCACTAGCTAATTTTCGTAACTCGTTAAACCATTCAACAGACGTATCAACGGGTAACAACATCACTGTGCCAACCCCGCGATCTGCGGCTTCACGTGTTTTTTTAACCCACGGCAATATACGAGAGTAAGGTGGATTACAGAATGCAAAACCGCTTTTTAAGTGAGCCCAACCGTTCAGTAACGAATCATATGACTCAGTTAAATAATTCAAATGCAAATGATTGTGATCACTAGCAGCCACATCACAAACAAAACTAAAGCGAGCATTTAAAAATTCATATAACTCAATCGGTGTTTGCCATAGATCTTTTATATCTGAATCAGTTTTGCTTTTTGAATGTTTATAATCAACTTTAGCCATTTTCTGCTATACTCCTTTTTGCTTTCTCTCTCGCTCTTTCTCTCATCGCATTGACTGCATCAGAATTGCAATAATATACGCCGTAGCCTGGCTTTTTTTCTTCTAGTTGGACACGAATTTCAGGGATAACTTCACCATTACTCAATTTTTTTGCCCACCTGTTAATTAGCATTTCTGCACGCTTTTCAACCTCAAACTCAGATTGGTTGTATTGGCGCATGTGTTTTCTAAGGTCGGTAACAATCCAGTACATAACTGGATGAGACCAAGGGAATTGCTCCGCTGTTTGACATGAAAACCCAATCTCAGCACTATACTTGTTGAACTCTCGCATAACTTGAGCAACTGTTGGCAACCCCATATCTGATGCCTCGCCCTCTTTGCACCATGAAATAAATTGACCAGGTGACGGGACAAATGGCGTGCTTTGTTGACGTGCTTTCTTCATGCCAATTTCAAACTGACGTAACGTTGTTATGCCGTTTTCAGCAAATGACAATAACCATTGTTTTTTAAACGTATCCAGATCTGATTGTGTTTTAATAACAGCAGTTATTGCAGGAAATACCGCTTTTAACTCAATGAATATTTGATTGAATTGTTTTTCAATTTCATTAATAACATAAGTTTTTCGATCAACAGGCTGAGCTTTAACGGCTAACCCATTACCATTGTCATAAATCTCGGCTAACGATTTCATACCGTTCCTCCTGCCCACCCAGTACTGTGCCAATCGATTTCTGATGATGTTGGTTTATTGTTTGTTGTAGAATGGAATCTATCCCAGTGTTTACGCAATTTAGCTGGACTCAAAATATTTTTATTCCAAAAATCATCTTGATACGCTATTTTGAAACGGCGACAAATTTCATGATGTGGATTACTAAACTTATCGCATAGCACTTGGGTTCTTAGTAATCGAATATCATTAGCCCACTCGAACCAATTCGGCACCTGCGCAGTTGGATTTACATCCTGAATTTTTTTATAAATATAATCGGCAGCTTTTAAATCGTCCTCAGTACCCCACTTTTTACCGCTAGGTGTATAGATAAACGCATCGGGATATTTGGATAAAAATTTATTTAATTTTTCTTCGTCTTGTGAATTTGAAAAATTCCGAGACAAAGAAATTAGGATCTGTATGTTAGTAATAGGATCTGTTATAGATTCGGGAATTTTACCGAATCCATGGTTTCGGGAGTTTTCCCGTTTCGATTCGGTAATTTTACCGAATGAGCACGGTAACGGTTCCCCCTCCGATTCGGGAATTTTACCGAATCGGGCTTCTTCTTCAGGAAACAATAATTTAACCAGCTCATCTTCATTAAACCGATAATGAGTTGTTGGCGTTCCGTATGCTTTCTTTTTACACGTTTCTAAACTATTACCGAGTAATAACTTTAACTTCTTGATCGAATATCTAACTTGGTCAACCGTCAAACCAAGCTCATCGCCCAGTTCTTCATTTTTCTTCCAAAACCAACCATCATCACGCATTCCTAACCCTGATAAAAAAACAAGTTGAGCAAGAACGGCAGCAAGGTTGTAATCTCCTTTGCAAAATATAATGTACGGACGTGGAATACTAATGTTATTCCGTTGCCCGCTCATTTGAGAAACAACATCAAATAATCGGCTCATGCATAAAACCTTTTGAAAGACTCCCACAATTCTTTGGCAATTTTGTGGCTGACAGGTGTCCAGATGTGATTTATCATAGCTTCATATTCAAAGCCTGATTGTGAAAACTTACAACGCAATTGCGTTACAGTACAATTTAGTGTTAAACTATTCATGCGACTAATACTCCACAAGTGTTTTCGCAACCGACCGATAGCCTTCTGCAAAATTGCTATCGGTCACCATTTCCAAAAATCATCTCAGTTATAACGATAATTTCACTCAATCTACATTGAATTGCATATGACGTAGCTTTTAATGACTTTTTCTCTTTTTTATCCAATATTCCATCGGACGTAAATTCATTATGTTGCCGACAAAACTGACCAAGCTCTGCAATCAAATTATTAAATTTATTTAGTAGATCATCATTATCAAACTCACTAAACTCAGGCAGCTTAACAAAAACACCGCCTCGATATTTTGCAATTGCCTCTGTAATAACATTAGAATTGGCTTCTGCTTCCATTTCTAATATCATTCCCAGTGGTACCATTTGCCCATTTAATTGCCGCACACGATTGCGTAATGCGTTTTCTGTACCTGACGTTGGATCTAATCGTTTCGCCATCTCAGGGTATTTACCGTTAAATGCCGTGATTAACTGATGAATTGCATCGGTTATCTCTTTTGGGGTTGGATAATTTCTATTGTCCACATTTGCCTCTCATTTTTGGTGGTTGTTTTAATGTTTATTTCGATATAATTTTGTATCAACCTTTAATGCTCCATTGGTTATTTCCTGAATCCGATAAGCATTTTTTTCGGGAATAATGTCTCCCCATTGAGAGATAGCCCCTTTTGATATACCTAAACTTTTAGCTAATTGAGTTACACCATTAAAATAATTTAAAACGATATTTTTGAACATTTATGCCTCCTTTTTTTGTTTAGTTTTCTAAATATTATATGTTTATTTATCTAAAGTCAACAGGTGTTAAGATAACTAAACTATTTATTAATAGGTGTCTTTATGAATACAATTGGATCTAGAATAAAACAAAAACGAACAGAACTGGGCTTAACCCAACGCGAACTAGCTAAATCAATAAAAGGGGCAAACCATTCTTCGGTTTCGCAATGGGAGTCAGATATATCTACACCCAGTTCTAAAAATTTATTTGATCTGTCAATTGCTCTTAATTGTGATTTTGCGTGGTTATTAAAGGGAAACTTTGAATCTAATATAGTCCCAGTAGAATTACATTCATACAAAGTACCATTAATTAGTTACGTCCAAGCAGGAGCGTGGACAGAGTCTTGTGAACTAAGAGACTCAACAGGATTTGAATATATAATAACCTCTTTAGATCTATCAAAAAAAGCATTTGCACTTAAAATAAAAGGGGATTCCATGGAGCCCGAGTTTAAAGAAGGTGATTTAATAATTGTAGATCCTGAAGTACAACCTTATCCAGGTGAATTTGTAGTTGCAATGAATGGTGAGTCCGAAGCAACCTTTAAAAAATATCGTGAATTAGGTTATGACAAATATAATCGGATGCAGTTTGAATTAATACCACTGAACCCAGATTATAGCCCCATGAGCACATTAAATCAGCAAATACATATAATAGGTACAATGGTTGAACATAGAATATTTAGGAAAAAACGAGCATGAAATATAAATGTATATCATTAATTTTATTATTAAGCTGTATGAGCAATATAGCTTATGCAGATTGGGAAATAAAAAAAGAAGGTCAAACAGAAATAACAGCAAGTATTCATGCAGAAAGAAGCTCTGAAAAAAACACTTCAATGTCGATTGGTTGTACAGATCTTTTTAGTGTAAATGATAATGGGGATTTAAGATTTTTCATTTACACAGAAGACCCTAACTTCAAAAATGCAGGTGAGGTAGAGGTTTTAATTGAGGATCTTAATAAAAACTCCATTAGAAAAAAAATGTTTTCTAATGGTGAGTATATAGAACTAGAACAAGGTAGTCTCGATGTTACAGAAGTGTTTAACTTCATGAAAAATAAGAAACGTATCATTGTTACAATGATACCATTAACAAAGAATACCAAAGCGGAATTTATTGCATTTTTTGATCTTGATAACTACGATAATATCGTTACAGATGTAGAAAAAACGTGCAAAATAAAATAACAATAAAATAGTGACCTTATCAGGTCACTTTCTCCTGCCGTAACGTTTACCTTTCTAAAATTATTTTATTATTCGATAAAAATAATATTGACTTTTTTGTTTAGTTATCTAAAATTAAATGCAGTTAGTTTTACATAGCTCTTTAAAAATCAAAACATCTAATTAATTGTTCTTGTTTTCAGTTCGTCGTATTTGAAACCCGTTTCTGATTCCATGAATTCTACTGCTGAAATTGGATAACCGCATAAAGCGCATGAGATGCTTTTAACAAAAATAGCCTCATCATTTTGGCTTAGCTTAGGTTCATGTTCGAAAAGATATTCGTGGCTTTGGCATATAACACAACTGTGTTTTATTGTTTTAATCTCGTCCATAGTCTTAGATCAGTTAATTAGAGTTATTCATTATAATAAAATACTGAATTTATATACAGTGTTTTTTTAATGAATTGTTTTGATAGTTCTTTAAAAATCAGGAACAGTATTAACTAAGTGTATTTTATATTTGGGGTTAATTTTTGATAAAGCTTTTGTAATCTTTCTCTTCAGGAAGATCGCCAGCAAACCATGCAACTAATTTTTGAAGTATAGATAAAGAAACGGCACTATCAGGTTCAACATCTGCGCTCAAAACAATAGTAGCCCTTTGCATAGCAGCGAATTCGATTGCTTTCAAATGATGTATATCATTTTTTTCTACATCTTGAATTTGTTTTGTTAATTCTAAATCACAATTAATATGAGATTCATCTCTAATCAATCGAAGAAAAGCTTTACACTGAGAGTCAGCTCTAGCTGATGATTCAGAGAACTGAAATACTTGTTTAAGCGCCATTGATAATGCAATTAATAAACCATACCACATAGTGTTTTTAACATCAGCAAAAACAGCACCACCTAAAAATACAACAATAAAAGATAAAAAACGATCAACCCGTCCTAATAGGAGTGAAGTCATTTTATTCATGTAATAGTTATAGTGAATATCGAAAATTAAAGTATCTCGACATGATGATTCTTGAGTTTGATCAGTTTCAGACATAATACCTCCCCTTATCTTAAATTATTAAATCTAAGATTGGCGTGACAACTAATCTTACCACGATAGCTGTGAGTGGTAAAACAACCAGCATTACTTATTTTTTTGTATTGTCTTGTTTTGGTGTTGGTCGTTTTTTAGGAGGAACACCTCCGTTGAATTTTGTTTTATTCACGTTTATCTCTACTTTTTAGGTGTTGGTATAGGTGTTGGCCTTTTTTTAGGTGGAACACTATATTTGTATTTATCCTCATCACTCATAACACTTAACCTTACTTATTAGGATTTGGTTGTGGACGTGGTTTTGGTGGAGCGCCTTTTTCTTCCTGAATAGGCTCATAAACAGGCTGAAGCCTTTTAGGCCTTGCTTTCATGGTCGCATGTAATATTGCTATATTTTGTTCTTCATTTGACATTAGTCTTATCCTTATTGTTGTGGTATATAAATTATACATAAATAACATTATTTTATAAATAGATTCCTTGCTGTTGTGGTGACAAAAAGGACACTTGAGCCTAACAAGTATAAAGATAGGCACACTTAGTTAATGCAGTTCCTGATTACAGAATGTTAGTGGAGTATGGAGTAAATCGTACGCTCTTGGAGTGCAGACCAGAGCGTTTTTATTAATAACAAACATGTGAGTCCTGCGCAGAGAGCTTACGAACAAAATTATTTACAACATTTGTGGAGAATAGAAATGACAGATAAAACATTAAAAGACTTGTTACTAGAAGGTGTTGACCGTTTTAACAATAGTGATAAACCTGCCTCAATAATTGATGAAGCACTTGAAGAATTATTTAAAAATACAATTGAATCTGCATTTGGACGGTATAGCGATTTTGGGCTAGCTGTAAAAGAAGCGTTCAAAGAAGCATTACCTGCTAATATTCAAGATGTTATTTCTCTAACTAAATATAACCAATTAATTGTCAACTCGCTTCAACGACAATGGCTTTCATCGAATGTTGAGCAAAATTTTGTGGATAAAGCGACAAAAATGCTTAATAACATTATTAATGAATACCCTATTCCTGAATATATTTATCTTTCTGATTTACTGGAGGCTTTTGTTGAAGAATATGCAGAAGAAGCCATGGAGAATGGATGGGATCGACCAGACGTCAGAACTAATGAAAGCAGTTGTCATTATATGCATATCTATTTTGATAAGATACCTAAAAATGAGAGTTATTCATCATACATGGATGGAAGTGAGTACGAATTGGACAACAATCTCGCTTGTCGCTGTTTAGACGAAAAAGTAAAAGATAAATTTGAGCTAGCTGAATGTTACGCTTATGAAGTTTATTCAGCAAAAATTGATGGCGAATGTATTGGAAAATTAATTCAACCCACAAACACAAAATATCAAAACTTAATTATTGCTCTTTATTACGGACAATCCAAACTTGTATTTGACTGTGACATGATAGACGACATTGTTTACCCGAACCATTGCGGTTAATTAAACATCTTAGTGCAGAAAGATAAAATAAAATGTGGAGTATTAAATATGTTTTTCAAAAACCTAATTATTTATCAATTTGATAAAAACAGTAGCATAGAACGTTTAGACAACGACATGCTAAAAAACATGGCATTCACACCCTGCGGACCAACAGATTCAATTAAAAAAGGTTTTGTTTCGCCAATTGATGACGATGACGTATTAAAATTACAGGTCCAAGGGCACCACTCATTATTAAAGTTACGCATTGAAAGCAAGCTGCTACCGGCATCTGTTATCAAGAAAAAAACTTCTGAACGAATTGAACAGCTCGAACAAAAACTTGGTCGTAGCGCAACTAAGAGCGAAAAACATTGTGTAAAAGATGAGGTTATTATTGACTTATTGCACGTTGCATTCACAAAAGATCAATACGTCTATGTCTGGATTAATGATAAAGATAAATTTATAGCGGTAGAAACAGCCAGCTTTAAAAAAGCCGAAGACGTTCTTGCGCTGATAAGAAAAGAATTAGGCGTATTAGCACTCAAACCACTTTCTGTTGAAAATAATATATCATTCATGTTAAAAGAATGGGTATGTAATGACCGCACTCCACCTAACTTTTTTGTACTCAATGATGCAATGTTAGCCGACCCATTAGAGGGGAATGGAAAAATAAAGCTTATTGACGAAAACCTCACTGCAGAAGAAGTCAAAAGTTATCTAAATGGCGGGCGTGAAATTAAATCGCTATCGTTCTCATATAAACAGCAAACAATTTTTACAGTAAATACTGAGCTCGTTTTTTCCAAAATTAGCTATTCATCTGAAATGTTAGATGAAAATAGCGATATCTCACTAGATGATAAAGCAAAACGAATAGAAGCTGATTTCTTTTTAGTTGCTAATGAACTAGCTAATTTAATCAACGATTTTACTAAAGCGGTGCAATAACGTAGGTGGCGTCTGGTATATGCGTTGATGATTAGTGTTAGCAGAGACACTGCCGTCCTTTCAGTTAGCGCACTAGTTTGAAATATACAAGCCGTACTGTTTGATATGACGGTAGTCACGCCGTCGGCGACAGAGTGACGCCCACCCAAATCACTACATCAGAGAGTTTTTAAAATGGCTATTCTAAACAAATCACAAACAGAGAAGCAGAATAAAGATTACTGGCGAACGTCTGAATTATTAATCAATGATGCGTTAAAACTACTGAATATAAAAAGTTTTGGTACTGATGTGTGTTGTCGTTTCGAGCCAGCAATAAACGACATTAATATCATAAAGCATGCTGAAACATATATCGATGAAGAAGAAGATTCATTAGACGCTTACACTTGGTTTCGTAGCAGATATCCTATCGCGTTCTGCAATCCACCATTTTCGCGAAAATGGGAATTTTTTCAAAAAGCGGTTGAGCAAGTGAATAAATGGAGCGAGCAAGTATTAATGGTCCTGCCATACACTCCTGCAACAAAAGCGTGGAGTGAAAACATACACGGACAAAACTGTATTATTTACGTCCCAGATGGTCGTTATCAGTATTTATTACCGAGCGGTGAAAAGTCGATCAATAACTGTAATTTTGATACGTGCCTAATTCTGATTGTTCCGTTCAAATGTGGAAATGTAATTGTTAATTATAAGCGAGGTTTGAGTGAGTGAAACATAACAATAACAGAGGAAAATTATGAATAAGTATTATGTAATATTAAAAGTGGTGACAGAATCTTACAAAAGGGTAGAAGTTGAAGCTAATTTCGAAGAAGAAGCCGAGGTAAAAGCTAAAGAATTACTTAATAGTACTTTTTATACATACACTGATATGGGAGAAGATACTACAGTTGAATTAGAGCAGGTTATAAAATATAAAAATAGGTGATAATGATGATGATGAACATATGTTGGCATAAATATCCAGATGAAAAACCCTGTGACAGTTGGAAATTTAATGATGTTATTGTTGTAATAGAGAATATATATGATGACTGTCCAAGTATACAGGCTTGTTGTTACGATGAAAGTGAAGATAAATTTTTTACGGAAAGTGCTATTTGTCCTTGTTGTAATATGAGTACTAAAAATTACATTAGCGGGAAAGTATTATACTGGATATTTGTGTGTGAATTAGAAACACCAGAGGATGTGAATGATGACTAAATTAAATTGGCGCAAATTTCCAGATGAAGTGCCAGAGAAAGAAGATGGTATTGCTCAAAAACTGTGTATCGTACGTATCCGGTTTTTAAATGGACGTGAAGAATTATGCGATGCAACAGTATATGACTGGTACGACGAACACGCGGAATTCGATGAGTGGTTAGATGATTATGTTGGTAAATGGTCTATGCATGATAACGATGAAATCACGCACTGGATTTATGCAGATGAGCTACCGCTACCGGAGGAGTAATTATGAAATATTTTACTTATGATCACAATGGCAATGGTTTTGAATATCACAAAACGGCAGAAGAAGCAAAAAAATACGCTGAAGAGTCTTTAGATTTTTATCTGCAAAACGACGATGAAAACAATGTAGATATTTGTTGGGGTGAGATAAAAGAGTCTGTTCACTCAAACGATGCAGCGCTTGAGTTAAAGGGTAAATAAAATGAAATGGATAGACAACAATTTAATAGATGATAAAAACAAATATTTAGTCGGTTTTGAACGTGGTGGTGACTGCTGTGACTGGGCTGATATCACTGTTTATGATAATGACGGAAATGATATAACGGATGACGATTTGACAGATTGGGAATTTTGCGAATTTCCGTATTTACTCACCCAGGAAGGTATAGCTGAGATCGCAATTGTTAATAAAAAACTTGGTGTAACAGGTCATGTATATTGTCAAAGCTCAAATAACGGTGATTCTACAGCGTGTTATTGGGCTCACAAAACGGAGTAATTATGATTACAGATGAAGAGTGGAAAAAGCTAAAATCTGGGGATGTTATTTGGTATGCAGATCAACATGCATTAACTCCCGAAAAATTAATAATCACCAAAATAACAAAACAATCTGTTTATTGTGACAAGACAAGAATTGATAAGGAGAGTTATTTATTGCATTCAAGTTTAAACGACGCAACGCAAGCCGTGAATTTTAGATTAAAAGTACACATTGAAAAAATACAGCATCAAATTGACGAAAATTTAAAGCAACTGGAGAAAGAATGAGCGTGATTATGCCAACTAATAAACCGGTTAGAGTAGACCAAATACGCTTGGTTTGTTCAATTATGAAAGAAATAGATGAACAAAACAATGGTTGTTTTATCACATATGAGCAGATGAACACAATCATAAAAGCAGCAAATATTATATGCGATGAATTTAATAATAAGGATTCTAAAAAAGAATAATTTTTCAAAAATTTTTAAATTACAAATAACGAGTGCAGACGTTATTAATTAAATGTGGAGTATTAATATGACTTGGATTACAACCCATTCAGGGTTACATTTTGATTACCAAAACCCTATCATCGATTCAATCTGTATTGAAGATATCGCAAAAGGCTTATCTCATGAATGCCGTTACACAGGACAGCTTGATAGATTTTATTCTGTAGCTCAACATTCTGTTGAATGTAGTTACGTTGTTGCCGATAAATTTAAATTAGAAGCATTGTTACATGATGCTGTTGAAGCGTACTGCAAAGACATCCCGTCACCACTAAAAAAATTATTACCTGATTACCGCCTAGTTGAAGACAAGGTTGATCAAGTTATCAGGCAAAAATTTAATTTGCCATTAACTATTTCTCCTGAAGTTAAACAAGCTGACCTTATTTTATTAGCAACTGAACATCGTGATATAGCTAATGATGGCAAAGAGTGGCCAATGTTAAAAGGCATTCCATTGCTTGAGAGAAAAATAGAGCCAGTACCAAGTGGTGTTGCTTATAACCGCTTCATGCGTCGATTTTATGAGTTGATCAAACAGGAGATGTAAAAATGGCAGAATATGGCGTAAAAGTTAATAGCTCTAATTTTATTGAAATCTCATCTGGGCAACAAAAGTTTTTAATTCTAACTACTGCACGTGATCCAATGATTGGGGACATATTAATTATCACTGATAGAAACAATCCTGATAACTCAGTTGAAGCGATTATTACCAGTTTTGACATTGACGCAAATGGAATTGAAAACGGTTTTATCGTTGTCAGTATTGATATTAACTCCAAGGACCAAAATGCAGTTGTAAAACAATCTCAAACAGATGAAAAGATTATTTTATTAAATAAGAAACTATCTGAGTTAACTAAAAAATATAATGCATCATGCAACAATTACAACGAATTAGATAATGAAAAAACTAAAATTAATGGACTATTGAAAAAAGAAATAAAAAAAAGTGACGGTATGCAAGAAGAAATATCTTCACTAAAAACGGAAATATCAAAACAAAAAAATGAGTTAGCAAGAAATCATAACACAATAAAAGACCTTCAATCTGAGGTTAAGAAGCAAAAGGATAGCCTAGAATGGTATCAAGTTCGAAATGATGAGTTAGCTGATTTAAATACATCTTTGAACCAGGAAATACATAGCATAAAAAATAAAAATGACATTATGAATAAAGCAACCGACCATATAGTTCCTGATAGTTATATCAAGCTAAGAAGCCTAACCAAAAACTTATTATCTTATATCGATAGTAATTTATAACTGCAGTTAATAAATGCTAGAACGTAATTATGAAAAAGAAGCGAAACAAAAAATATAACCCAACACTAAAATATCAACAAATATCTAGAATTGTTGCCAAAGATTACATGATCTTAGATATCACTGCTATTGATGTGTTTGTTTATTACAAAGGTTCTGAAATCAAACCTAAATCATTTGAAGCAAGGATGTTAAACGAAGTGCGTTATAAATGGCAAATAATGGCGGGTGTTATTTGTCGAGATCAACTAAAACGCGAATATTTAAAAACAGACACATTTATAACGGCTAATGAGTATTTTACATCTGAACTATCTGATTATCTGGTTGAGTTTCAAGCTGATCTTTGGGAAACGGCCAACCCATTACATAGATTAACTCAATTCTGGTTAGCTACACCAAATGAAACTGAAATTACAGAACAAGTTGTCATGAAAATGATTAATAGTAAAAAAGGTTTTAATAATTTTATGACTGGGTATGAGTACCAACAAAGCAAAGCCACATTTTAAACGGAGTGATATACATGGATAAAATCAGATATTTAACAGAAGACCAATTATTGGAAATAGCTGGAAGTTACGATCGTGAAAACCCACCAACCACTGAAATGGTTATGGCTGTCGAAATACTAAATCGTAGAGCAGAAATTAGGTTAATAAAAAGTAAAGTTTATTCAACAAAACAAAGAATAGATAACGATATTAAAGAACTATATTTAGATTTAGAACGACTATAAAGCATAGAGCAAGCAATTGAGGGCTAAATATGACTAGATATAGCAAACAAGGAGAAAATTAAAATGACAATTAATACAGTTATTATTGATATTGAAACATTAGATACAAAACCGACAGCAATTATATTGTCAATTGGAGCATTTGCATTTGATAGATTTAATTTAAATGAAACGTTAGAAACAATAGAAATGGTTATGGTTGAAATTTCGGGTTGTTACAGTGATCATCATCTATGCATGTCATGTGACCTGACAGACCAATTATTTTATTCCAACCGAACGGTCAGCAATGAAACGCTAGAATGGTGGAGATCTCAAGTTGATAAAAAAAATATATCCCTTGAACCAGGATATTCTCACCTAGAAGAAGCTCTTAAGAAATTAATATCTAAAATAAATGAATGGAAAAAAATTAACCCTGATATTGCATTTTATTTTAGAGGAACAAATTTTGACCCGATTATTTTAGAAAATGCATTCAATGAATATTCATTACAAACGCCGTGGTTATATTATCAAGTCAGAGATGTTAGAACATATATTGACGCATTAACACGAACAGCAAAAGGAAAAATTGAAAACTATACGTCGTCATTTAATTTTTTAAAACACAACGCACTACATGATGCAATGTCCGATGCAGAACAAATGTGTTTGGTTTCAAAATAATTGTTAAGTTGTAGATAACAATTATTTAATAATTTTGTGGAGTAAAAGGAGTAAAAAAAATGATACGTTATTTACCAATTTCTAAATATTGTAGCGAATATGGCGACACGGTATGTGCTGTAGACAAAAGGCTCAAACGAGGCATTTGGGCTTTTGGAGTACATGTTTTCCGTGTTGAGGGTATAAAAGAGCGTCAGGTAGATATAGTAGCGGTTGATGAATGGAAAGGAAAGGAAAAACAAAAATGTCGCGTGGTGTAACAATTCGAAAACACGCAAACGTTCAAACATTAATTATCACATTTACGTTCAAAGGTGTTTGCTGTCGTGAACCGCTACGTGGACTGCCTGTTACCCCATCAAACATAAAATATGCAGAACGACAAAGAGGTGAAATATTAAATAGTATTGAACGTGGGACTTTTAATTATGCTGATTTTTTTCCGAAGTCAAATAAGTTAAAAATATTTGGCTATTCGAGTAAAGGCTTAAAAGTTAAGAACTATTTAGATAGTTATTTATCTTTATGTGAAAAACGAAAATTATCTCCATCAACGATCAACGGCTATCAGAAGTGCATTAATGCACTTCATGATCTTCATGATATTTGCATAACCGAATTAACACCAGGAATTATAAAAAATTGGGTACAAGAACAAACAACATCAATTAAGACTAAACGTAATAACTTATCTTACCTTAAATCATCTCTTGATGATGCTATTATTGATGGGATAATTTCTATTAATCCCGTTCAGTCTGTATCAGTATCTAAATATCATGACAAAAGCACAGAACAAGATAAAAGTGATTACGTTGTTGATCCGTTCTCGCCAGATGAAGTTAATGCGATATTACAATTTTGTAGTAACGAGCAATGGGAAAATTTATTCAGATTTGCATTTGCAACTGGTATGAGATCTAGTGAACTTTGTGCACTAAAGTGGAAAAATATTGATTTTATTAAAAACAAAGTACATGTAAATTCTGCTCGAGTGGTTGGAGTTGAAAAAGGGACAAAAACAAAAGCAGGAACTCGTATTATTGATCTGGATAATAATGCACTAATAGCATTAGCTAAACAAAAGAAATTTAGTTTTTTACATAATGAGTATGTTTTTTTGGATCCAAAAACAAATAAACAATGGGAAGGTGCTGATGCAATACGAAAAAAAGCTTGGGTACCAGTGTTAAAACGATCTGGAGTACGCTACCGCAACCCGTATCAAACTAGACACACGTTTGCAACATATCATCTAAGCAACGGTGTTAATCTATTCTGGTTAGCAGAGCAAATGGGGCATAAAGGGCCAGAAATGTTATTCCGGCATTACGGTTCGTACCTTGAATCATACGACGGTAATACATCAATCAAAAAAGCATCAAAATAAAATGCACGTCTAATGCACGCAAAAAACAAACAAAATAAAAAATTGTTATTATTTATATTGATATTGAAATTCGGACGCGGGTTCAACTCCCGCCAGCTCCACCACTATATGGTTATATAGAACTTCATAAAGCTAACAATATATAAAAAACAAATAATTACTTAATTTTTGTTTTTATCCCCTCCAGACAAATCTAAGAAAGTCAAATTCAATCCCAATGAAATTAAGCCGGATCTTGTGCATAACGGCAAAAACGAAGTAAAGTGAATCTATCACCTCTCAACCTACTTAATTGAAATAATGGATAATTCGATAAGGTAAAAGAGTTTATTAAAAAGACAATTAATTTAAATTGATGATACAATACAAGAATATAGTTTTATTTTTCTCACCTATTATTAATCGTTATAAATAGGATTAATGTATTGATGAAGTATGAATTAAAAAGCTGGAATATAAATATCCCTTATGAAGATAAGCGAAAAAGGCTTATTCTTAAAATGATAATATTTATTCTTTTTGGTTTTTTTATGCTTCATGTTCTCTTTTTTATAAAAATTAGCCAAAGAATAATTGTTTCATTGCCTATACCAGATATTCTGATTTCTCTAGTATTTGCAGTGTTCATTGCATTTATATTTTCTTTTCGTCGTAAGACGCTTATTAATAAACCGATTAAAAAAAGAATAATGCAATATTGTAATCGATTTTATAGTATTGCTTGTTTGTGCTTTATAATAATTTTCCCTTTATTTGATTATTATGTTTATTTTTTCCCTAAAGAAACAAATACGTATTTAACTCATTATGAGATCACCACATCTGGCCCTCGTATTGGACGATTTAGCAGTTGCAACAAAGGAATAAAAATACAAGATCAATATACATCAGGTATTTTTTTCCTCTGTTTTAATAATAGAAAACATTCTGATTATAATACTCAAGCACTAGTTACAGTACAAAGTAATTCTATAGGCTCTTATTTGGTTAATTATGATCTTTCAGGACTGCATCAATATTAAAAGAAACTCAGTCTGATAGACCATATAAAAATAGTTACAATAGGTATACTTTTTCTCAATAGATCTAGTTGTGTTTTACTTAAACTAACTTGTTTTTTTAATAGGTGTTTAATATTTGTTTTAATTATAGTTATTTTTTGCGTGCTACCATTTTATATAAAATTCTAAAGTGTGAACAAGCGCCTATTTTTAAATGCAACTTGATGCAAGTAGTCCAAGAAGAATGTAACCGTTTTAAAGGTTTATTTCGCTGCTTTAATAATATTAAATACAGGTGGAATCGTTAACTTAATCGAATAACATTCCGTATTACTTTTTCTGATATAAACAATATCGTTATATTTTTCCCCGCAGTCAGAAACAGGGTAAGCATCAGTAATAATATAATAATCCGTCAACAGATTCCCTGCATAACATAATGATAAAATTGGTATAAACAAACCTATCATCACAAATGGAGCAAAGCAAAATTCAAGTGATTGTATCTTTCTTTGATACTTAGAGGAAAAAAAACTAAGAAATTTCCAATAACAAAATTTTATTATATAAGAAACAAAATAAAATAAAAAAATTAAGATGGTACCAAGGTGCAATGCAATTAACGTTGCATATATACTAACTGAGTAATTTAAATACTCTGGGTCGATATCATAAGTATAACTTAATGATTTTTTGGCATAAATGCAAGAAAAAAAGAATAATACACCAAAACCAAATAATATTTCCCACCATTTTTTTATACGAGATAGTAATCGTTTATAATGTGTAACAATATAAATAATAATGGGAATATAAAAGATAATTCCAGCAATAAAATAATGTTGATTATCTATAAGATAAAGTATTATAAAAATCCAGCATAAGCTTAATATGTCCAATAATAGATTTGTATCCAAATAAGCCCTTATTTTTTGCCACATAGTATTTTTTATTCCTAATCTGGAGTTCAACTTATCACAATATCTGCTTAACTAAGCTCATAATATATTCTAAGTTTTTAGTATCAGACACAGTTAACTCATAATCACCAGCCGCCCAATGACCCACATTTGAAACATCTTTTGTTAATTTTTTAGGGTCATCAAGATTGCCTTTTTTGGTATTAATCCAGATTTTTAATGATTTGTTCTGTAAATGTATAGAAACAATACTGTTTTTACCCTGCTTAAAAGCGACATAAAGCTTTTTAGGCAATATTTCTAGCTCTGTTGATAAGGACAAAATCGCATTTTTGAAGCTATCATAAAGCTCTAGTACATCATCAGATTTATCATTTAAGTGATAATCCTCATCATATACAACTAACGCTTTAGTCACCTTATCTAAGGCCGAATTTCGGGTATGTTGTACTTGCTTAATATTAGGTGCCGATTTAGAACGTTTAATGGGATTAATCGAAATTAAGTCATTATCAAACTGTTTAATTTCCCATAGTTCTATGGCTAAATCTTTAAAGTTAGTCGACTGTTTTTGGTAGTCAGTAAAGGAAGGAGAAACAAAAATAATTTTACTTTGCGACCAGTCAATTTGGTTACGTTTTAAATTAGCTTGGCAAGATTCATTATATTCGACAATAAAATCAGCTTGATAATCAAGCATAAGATTTAAATAGGTCACACCCTGATCGATAACACTAAAATTGCGTTCACGTTTATATTCAATAATAACAAAGGCATTTGCTTCGGTATCATAAGCTAAGGTATCAATACGGTAATCTTTAATTCTAAATTCAGATTTTACAAAAGTTAAATTACCAATAATATCTAAATTTTTTTCAAATAATGTTTGAATTTCTTTTTCTAACTTAAAAGGTTTTTCTTTCAAAAATGTTAAATTTTGATTTTTATTTAAAAAAACTTGCATTGTTCTCCCAGCCTGATTTAGTAAATATTATTTTTGAATAAATCACATTAATTTCTAATTTTAACAATATATATAATAAAATAAATCACTTAAACAAATTAATTTTTATTATATCTCATGATACTGCTCAAACCAATCAGGCTCTAGCGTGGGTATGTAAGGAAAATTACTGGGTTTAGCTTTATTTACTTTTAATCTATAGCAATATTGTTGATATTCATTTTTTGACATAAACAT